GTAAAAGTAAAAGTAAAAGTAAAAGTAAAAGTAAAAGTAAAAGTAAAAGTAAAAGTAAAAGTAAAAGTAAAAGTAAAAGTAAAAGTAAAAGTAAAAGTAAAGATGAAGATGAAGATGAAGATGAAGATGAAGATGAAGATGAAGATGAAGATGAAGATGAAGATGAAGATGAAGATGAAGATGAAGATGGAGATGAAGATGAAGATGAAGATGAAGATATTGATATTGATAAATATTTTGAGGATTATACAGGGATAGATGATAACGATTTAACTATTGATGATTTATTGGATCTAATTCAAGGTCCCTGTGCAAATCATCGAAGAATTATATGTGCTACAACAAATAAATACGCAGAACTGCGTGATTTATGTCCAAGATTGTTCCGTAATGGAAGATTCAGACCATTTTTTTGTGGATATCCAGAAAGCGAACGTATTAATACTATTACTCAGTTTTATTACAATAAAACATTACCAGTGTCAGAACAAAGAGCTCTTACACGGATACCTATCTCTCGTATAACTGATAAAATTATTGAGTCTAAGATATGTTTTGAGAATGATATAGATAAACAGTTTAATTATTTTAAAACACAACTAGCCTACGATCGGACCAATTATTCCTTAGTTGATAACTATACGGAATACGAAGAATCATATGATACTGATGCAGTATCACATAACGTTCCTGGTGAAACTAATAATATGGATATAAATAATTAATAATTATCTTATATAAGTTTGTTGTGTATTTTCCTTGAGGGTTTAATTATATTGATTGCTTTGTAAACAATAATTAAATTATTAATTATTGTTATATGGAACTTGAAAATGCATGTAAAGGAAAAACAAAGGCAACAGGAGGATTAAATATTCCTGCACTTTACGCTATGGCAATTGAAAAAGGGTATACTGGTAATAAAACACGAACAAACTTAATACAATATCTATGCAATGATATTAAACCCGTTAAATCCGTTAAACCAGTTAAATCCGTTAAACCCGTTAAACCCGTTAAACCCATTAAACCCATTAAACCCGTTAAACCCATTAAACCCATTAAACCCGTTAAACCCGTTAAACCCATTAACCCCATTAAACCCGTTAAACCCATTAAACCCGTTAAACCAGTTAAATCATCTAAAATAATTAACCTGGTTAATCCAATTAAATCAATTAAAGTAATAAATTCAGGTAAATCAGTTCAGTTACCTCCTCCCCCTGCATACGATCATGCATTAAAAGTGAGTAAACCGTTTGCTCCATTGCCTTCTTATGAAGCATCATTAAAACAAATAGTAAGAAAACTGCCAAAGAAGGATATGTTATCAGTTCTTAAAGATACTGGAAAGTTTATAGTTCCTAAAAAGACTCTTCCTGTTGACTCTTATTTAGTTAATGTATTTGATGATTTAACAAAAGACAAGGCAAAATTAAAACGCTTATTTGATAAGACACCGTTTACTAAATCAATAAAACAAGTATTAAACTATAGTATAGACACAGATGGCCATTTAAAACCTTCTTCTTTAGTGAATAAGGTAGGTTCAGAACACAGTGCAGCTTTATTCGAAAGTATAAATTTCCCTGTTATTCATGACAATAACACACATTCACATGTATTATTATCTACTATAAGTCTTACAGATGAATGTGAATTAGGTGGATATATACGATTTGAAGGTAATAATGAAATGTCATTTAGAACATCGTCATCAAATATCATTTCGTCACATAAACATAAAATTATAGCAAATGCTTTTAATAATAGATTAAAAGCCCTCAAAAGATCAACTAAATGTACTACATTTATGTTTGGTTTATATATACCAGGTCATGCAATGATAATATATATACAAGATAAAAAATTATGTATATTTGATACAAATTCTAGACAACATGCTACTTCATGGAAACAATATTGGTCAGGTTATTCAGCATCTACATCTTTTTATAAGGATATTTCTGTATTCATTGAACATTTAATGATATACCAAAATATTAACATGGTTCTATTAAACAATAGTATACCGATAAAAGATCAAACATTTCAAGTAGGAAGTATAAATTTTGACGAATTATGTCCTAATTTCCAGGGACGTACAGGTCATTTAAGAGAAGAAAGACAAAGTACTATTACGTCATATGGTATTGATATGTTTCCTCGTGGATTTTGTGAACCATGGTCAATTGTTACTATTGCGATGTATATAACATTTGGAGAGATTGCTCCATTAATGCTACAAGACCTTCTCTCTAATAAAGATTACTATACAGAATATAAAAGAAGTGACATGGATTTACTTATTTTATTAATGATACATTTAATATCAGTATATTTAACAGAAATAGCCAGCACTATGTAATATTGTATTTAAGCGTGAGAAAAATGAAAGGAGCAAAAAGTAATGACTGACTTTCATGAAGCTTTTAATTGTATAAATCAAATTGATGCAAATAGTAGTGGATTTAATCTAACAGATAAGACAGAGTCCTATGGATTCAAGAAAGTTTGGAATCTGGGCGGAGATTCAAGTCACACAGACTTTTGTTATTGGCTGGATGGATATTTTACTTATACTTATAGTGATCTATCTGCATCAGTATATCAATCATTTCTAGCAGCAACAACAGATGCCATTCGTATTTATGATAAACATGTTCTTTTTGTACTGGACATGTTTTATAAAGCGGGTGAACCAGATCGATGAAGAATATAAAGACCCTTTAAATGATAAAGACTATGTTCAATGGCTAAAACTAGAACTATAATAAGGTTATCGACAATAAATTGGGGCCGCCTCCTTCTACTTTTACAGTAAAAAAATCTACTTTGTAATCTCATCGCGAATATGAGATTACAAAGCACAGGCAGTCGGAGGAAAAATGACAGGTATGAAGAGAGTAATGACTGACTTTCACGAAGCTTTTAAATGTATAAAACCAATTGATGATATGAATAGTGGATTTAATCTTACAGATAGTACACGGTCCTATGGATTCCATGCAAGTTGGGACTTGGGAGGTGATATCGGTCACAGTGACTTTTGTTACTGGTTGGATGGGAATATGAGTTTTACACATCGTGATGTGTGTGCAGCAGTATATCAATCATTTCTGGCCGCGGCAACAGACAAGATTCGCGCATATGATACTCATGTTCTTTTTGCATTAAACCTTTACGCTCTTGCTGGTAAACCCGAGCGTTATTTTCCAGATGATTCACTAGAAGATGAAGAATATAGAGATCCTTTAAATGATAAAGACTATGTTAAATGGTTAGGTCTTAAGTCACAAGAAAAGATTCAAGCGCCTCTGCAGTGCGGTCCCCCGTAAAAGTATTCTTTTCTCCGCCGGTGTATAATATAATGGTGGGATATCCTTCAATACCTGCTGACGCGGCTTTGTCTGATTCTTTATCACAATTCACCTTTTTTACTTCTATCAAGGAATCTCCTTTATGTGCGTTGTCTACTTTGTCCCATTCAGGCATCATCGCAGTACAGTGTCCGCATCTAGGAGAGTAATACAAGACTAATACTTTCTTATTACTATCCGAAAATCCTTCTTTGTTACTGCCAAAGAAAAGTCTATAAACTCCATATAATACCAAAAGAGCAACTACAATTAATACAACAATCATAGGGGTGTTAAGTTGAAAACCAAATAACTTCATATATTAAAATATATATTAAAAAATTGAGAACAATATGAATATAATGACAGAAACAAAAAAAGGTATATCAATTGGTATTGATCTAGGTACAACAAATAGTTGTGTTGCATATCAAAATCACATAGGAGAAGTAATAATTATTCCTAATGATCAAGGCTTTCGTACAACACCTTCATATGTTACATATACTGCAACAGAACGGCTGGTAGGACCAGCATCTAAAAATGTAGCTATTACAAATATGAATAACACTATATATGATGCTAAAAGATTAATTGGTCGTAAATGTGATGACGTTCAGACGGCAGAGGACATTAAAACTATGTCTTATACTATAATTAATAAAAATAATCAACCATATATACAGGTTAAATATCAGAAAAAATTACATGAATTTAGACCAGAAGAAGTATCTGCCGTTATATTAAGTTATTTAAAGGATGTGGCAGAAAAAGCAACAGGTGAAACTGTAATAGGTGCAGTGATCACCGTTCCCGCATATTTTAATGACTCTCAACGACAGGCAACCAAGGATGCTGGTAAAATGGCTGGATTAAATGTTTTGCGTATTATTAATGAGCCTACAGCTGCGGCAATGGCATATAAACTTAATAAAAACGATAAGGCTATAAATATTCTTGTATTTGATTTGGGTGGTGGAACATTTGATGTTTCATTATTAAATATTAATCCAAAACATGGATTATTTAAGGTATTGGCAACAGCAGGAGACACTCATTTAGGCGGTGAAGATTTTGATAATATTCTAGTAAATTACTTAGCCGAACAATATGAAAGTAAAACAAAAGTAAATGTTATGTCAAATACTAATGCAATGAGAAAAATTAAAACAATTGCAGAAACTGTAAAAATTCAGCTATCTGCAACACGCGAGGCACATGCAGATTTATCAAGTATAGGTGAACCAGATTGTTCTGTGCGCGTATCACGTGCAAAATTCAATAAACTATGTGCTAAATTATTCAATAACTGTCTAACACCAGTTGAACAAGTATTAATAGACTCTAATATGAATAAAGATGAGATATCTGAAATTGTTATGGTTGGTGGAAGTTCACGAATACCAAAGATACAAGATACTATAAGTGATTACTTTAACGGAAAAAAACTAAATCTTACAATTAATCCAGATGAAGCAGTAGCACATGGCGCAGCATTACAGGCAAGTGCCTTATCAGAACAAGAAGGTTGCAATGAAATATTATTATTAGATGTCACTCCATTATCTCTGGGATTAGAGACACGTGGGGGAGTAATGGATGTAGTAATTCCTCGGCAATCCACAATTCCAAAAAAGGTTACTAAAAGTTATAGTACTGCTAGAGATAATCAGACAACAGTATTAATCAAAGTATATGAAGGTGAACGTCAAATGACAAGAGACAATAATCTTCTAGGTATCTTCGAATTGTCAGGAATTCCTCCCATGAATAAACATATTGCTTCCATTGAAGTAACATTTTGTATTGATAATAATGGTATATTGTCCGTTGCTGCAACCGAAGCAAATACAAGTGTTGAAAGAAAAATAGAAATAAGTAATAATAAGGGTCGTCTTACAACAGAAGAGCTGCAAGAAAAAATCAAAGAGGCAGAAACATTCAGAAAACAAGACACTGAAGCGAAAACCTATGTAAAGGAGCGTAACGATATGGAAGAATATCTTGAATCTGTATTAGATTCAATTGATAAAGTTAATGACCTTACCGACGGGGATCAGCAAATACTTAAAGATGTATATGATGAAGGTTTTGAATGGTTAGAGAAAAATGTAGAAAATTCATCAAGCAGTCAAATAAAAACAAAACGAACAAAACTACAGGATAAAGTTATGGCTGTATATAAAAAGGAATCATCAAACATGCCACCTACAGAATCTAAAGCGGATGAAAGTTTTCGAATGGAAGATGCATAATATTTAATGTTTTATTGGTTTAATGTTTTATTGGTTTAATGTTTTATTGGTTTAAATATTTAAATATTTAAATATTTAAATATTTAAAGTATATATGAGTAGTGACGAAAACAGTTATATGTCTACAGCTAATTCATTTACAAATGATCTAGCAATAGATTCAAGTTTTCATGGCGTATATGATGCTATCAGTGATTATAATATGGTTAGACTATGGGTTAATACACCAGCAGAGGCGCAACTACGGATTACATATGCAGACAATTCAAACGGTGATAATGATTCATCAGAAGTTTTTGGATTATATGCAGGAAATCACTCAAGTATTCATAATCTGAAAAAGAATGACTTTGCTAAGGTATCTCTTATTAATACATCAGGTGTTTTACAAGAACAAGTATTGTTGACAACTAAGTTTGCCAGTCGTATACCACATCCATTCTTAAATTATACCAATGATAATGTTACAGCACATACAACAATCGCACTCGATGAATTTCGTCTAACTACTACTATTAACAATGAAGACTCTAGTCTCTTGATATATGGATTAACTGATACTTGTGTTAACACACCAATGAGAGTTACGGCATCTGGCGAAGTCGTTACATCATTAACCGTGAGCGGTGAAGCTGTTTCGGATACAGTACGATTGCCAGTTACATTTGATAACTCTATGATTGAAGTGACACAAGATACCGCAGGAGATTTACATACATCTTCCCATTTAGTAGTAAATGGCAGTGATGTTACAAATGCAAATACAGTGCCAGTTACATTTGATAACTCTATGATTGAAGTGACACAAGATGTATCAGGAAATTTACATACATCTTCTCATTTAGTACTAAATAATTTTCCTGTTGGTTTAGGTAACCCAATTCCTGTCATTAATCAATCCAATTCACCCTTCAAATTCACAATTACTGAATTTCCTAAAACAACCGCTAATGCCGTTTTTATTTACGGATCTACCGTAACTATTACAGGTACATATACAGGTAATATGACCATTGATAGTCGTATCGTTATTGAAGCTAGCATATATTATGAAAATGAAGTTATGTGGGTCGAAATCGACACCAAAACTTTGTCACGTTCTAACAGTTATTTTCACGCAACTTATATAACAGCTTTTACATTCTGGCGGTGTACTGTTGCATCGGGCGCGGGGGACGCGCTTACTGTAACAATATTTATGGCTGCACGTTAACTTAGTAAAAACAATATACACCTCTTTAAATATCAGCCAACATTTTTAATTTAGATTGAAGTATTTTATAAAGAATTGAATGATGATTTCTAAATTTAGGGGTTACTATAAGCCCTGTTTTTATATTTTCGCTATACTCTTTAATTTTTCCACATAGGACAATGTCATGTTTAACCATGTTATAAGCCCACATATAATTGTACATATGTAATGTACAATTAGATAATTCCATATTTGAATATGATAGAAAATTCTTGGAACGTTTTAGTACATATTGTAATTGTAATTTACGATTATATATTTCATCCTCTGTCAAAAAGGGGCTAAGTGTAATACAATTATGTACTTTACGTATATACCAAAGTATATTGCTGCCACCATCTAAATGGTCGGCCCAAAAAGATATAATAGTGTACCAATACATTTCATTATTTAATTTCATATTTAATTAAATTACGGAGGTGCTTCCAATACTGATTTTGCAATAGATAAATACAGTTCATTATCAGCATCACTATCATCTGGATTTATAGACATATCCATCATTGTTAAAATCTCTGCAATTTTTTCTAGCATATCATTATTAATATATAAATATGATGGCATGGATTCATTCAACAGTAAATATAAACCCATGTATTTTTCTTCAATTTCTCCCGCTCCCGTTTCATCTCCCGTTTCATCTCCTTCAATTTCTATATCCAAGAATTGTAAACTTGTAGTAAACACCTCCACTACAGAAGATGGACTTAATGAAAGTTGTAGCCCAATATATTTGATATCTATTTCTAAGTTAGATGCCTGTGTATTCGCTAGCATTATATATCGTGATGTATGATCTATGAATTCGCGTATAATTTCTTTATCTTCTTGTTCTAGATCCTCGAATGCAGTATCTTGTTTTAATTGAGCCCATGCCTGTAACCGTGGTAAAAATTTCGTATTTTCAGCCATATGAGGTGTTAAACTTTTTATTAATGTCGGTATATCTTCTTCACCCGTAGTATCGTTAGATAATGCCACGATTGAATCCATGTTAGTATATGCCTCTACTATAGCATTATTCAGTATAATATGCGAATTATTGGTATATTCTGTGTACACATGGCGCTCTTCATCTATTTGTTCGTAATGTTCTCCTAAAAATGATATAATGTCCATTATCATGTTAATCTTTATATCAGAAGATTTAACAGATTGTAAATGAAGTAAAATATATTCAGCAGCAGCCGTAGATAATAAAGTAGGATCTTCTGTATTAAATATATATTCAATCGATATAATTAGTAGTTGTAGTAGATCAGTAACTTCTTCTTTATCCACGACATTTTTTAAATACTTAATGATAAATGCACTTGTCATAAACAACATACGTTTGTTTTCAATAATATTAATAATTTCCATGAAATATTTTATCAAAGTTTTACCGTCTTCACTGCCTACTGGAGTATCATTTATACATTTATAATATGCGGTAAGTAATACATTAGGAGTAGATGATTTAGATTTCTTACGAAGGGGACAATATGTTAATAATACATTATTAACTATATCTGTTTCCATGTCATTTAATGCAGAAAATGGAGGCAATGTAGGTTTTTTAGGTCGTGATACCGTTATTTTGACAGGACATAAATATTTATTAGGAAACATGATTTCATAATGATTAAACGATTTAGAAGAATCACCTGCATCGGTATTATGTAAAATTAACATATATCTGTCTGTTGTATTTACTCTGCCCCCAACATTGGTTACTAAAGAACTACCCATCTTTTGAACAATTAACATATTTATATTTAATACTTGGGATAAAGCTCTTATTTCAGGCTCTCCTCCATATGTTGTCTGTTTACTCATATTTTGTAAATATTGTTCATTCATAAAATCCATGAATTTATTAAATTCGTCTATAAGCTCTTCAGGTGGTTCCTGTTGTATCATGTTTTTTAGTATTTCTATATGTTTTTTCCCATTAAATTGATCCGTTCCCAATAAAAGAGGGTTATCTTTTATATAGTTAGTAAGCAAAGTTTTATGGCTCGTTACACTTAAAACTGGTGCCTTTATATCATTGACAAGCAATGAAAATGCTAGATCTTGTCTTATAGTTGACCCTGTTTCAATTAAAAAATCAGGGTTGTCCTCTAGCCAACGGACAGCAGCTTTTCTTAGTTCGTCAGCAGCACCGCCATCTTTAGGATCAGGTTTTATCTTTTTATCAAGAGGTATTACTGTTGTATCTTCAATATCATGTTTATTTGGATAAAAGAATCCATCTTCACCTTTGTCTTCAAAGTTCGATGCTAATTTTTTTGCTAATTTCATATAATGATTTATTGCAATAAACAGACAATCTCCACACCCTCCGTTTTTTAAATGGACATAATTTGATAGGGTAAATTCAACTGGAACTACACTTGAACCTAATTTACATAATTCATTAATTTCTCCGCAACGGGTGTACTGTAGTTTCTGTTGTTCTTTAATATCAGGATCTTGCAAAGAAATGTCTAAATCTTCTTGCGTAGAAATAATGTTACGTTCGTCACATGTGAGTCGTTGACACGAAGCACGTTCATTAGTTTTAAGTCGATCTTTGGTTTTATATTCTAATGTACATCCTTGATATGCTTCTTTATCCTTCGCTTTTGATTCTTTTGTATAATTTTTTATACTTGTCTGTAAATCATCAGATAAATCTTTATCGTATTTTCTATCTGATGTTAATATTTCATCATCTGTTATCTTTCTTTTTTGTGCAAATTTATAAAGCTTTGTTCCCCACACACTTATCATATTCAACGTTTCTTCATCAGTAATTCCTTTTTCTTTACATTTCTCAATTAAATAATCAGGAGTCATCTCTAAATGTGTGTACCAATCTCCGTCACTCTCAAATGCCCATTTTTCTCTCTTACCTCCATCCTCTATACTAGAATCTGGTCTATTTTCCCATGTCAATGGAATTGTAGCAGTGTCATCATCTAAGATTGAATCTATTTCCTCCGTAGTTTTTCCACCCCTTTGAATTAATTTTGATGATACTCTTTTATTTGTACCATTTGATAACTTAAGTACGACTGACATATATAATATTAATATTATATAATATTTAATATATGATCGACACAGCTTTTAAATGTGGTTTTAAAGATTGTATAGTTTCATGTATAATCACCTTTATTGTAACGTCAATAATTGTTCTTATTTTACATATTTTATTTTATATATATTTAGCCAGAAATGCCGAAAACATAAGATAAAAATGATATATTTAAAATAATAATGAATAGCAAAAAAAAACCTATAATTATAAAAACATCCATAAAAAAACATATAAATAAAAAAACAGTTAATAGGGCCACATCAAACACTTCGTATACATCTCCGGCGATAAAATGGGTTGGAGGAAAAACTCAATCATTAGATCAAATAAATGCCATTATACCACGTAAGATAATAACATTTATTGAACCATTTCTGGGCGGCGGGAGTGTTTTACTTATGTTATTAGATTCAGCACAAAGGGGTAATATTAGTATAGAAAACTATATTGCTGCTGATAATAATGCATTCCTAATCAATATGTACAATTGCATTCAAAATGAAACATCTGAATTATTAACATATTTAAATGCTCTTAAAAGTGAATTTTTATCAATTACCTCATTAAATGTAACAGATAAAAAAACAGAACGGTCACCAACTACACTTATACAAGCAATGCTTTCACGAGAAAGCTATTATTATTGGCAAAGAAATAGATATAATAAACTTACAAAAACATACAAGGCCGGTCAGCATAATAATGAATTAGCTGCACTATTAATATTTTTAAATAAAACTGGATTTAGAGGTTTATATAGAGAAGGACCCAATGGGTATAATGTTCCCTATGGAAACTATAAAAATCCTGAGATCTATAATGAATCTCATATTAATTATATGGCTAAACTGTTAAAACCTGTTACATTTATTACCTCTCAATTCCAGAATATTATATCTATGGCACAGCCTGGGGATTTTGTTTATCTAGATCCTCCCTACGTTCCTGAAAAACAAACATCATTTACATCCTATATCAAAGATGGTTTCAAAGAACATCATGAATTATTCATACAATGCACTAAATTAAAGGACACTAAAATAGATTTTGTTATGTCCAATTCTAACACACTTCTAGTAACGTCATATTTTACCCTTGACAAAAGGTTTACTATTGATATAATTGATTGTAAAAGGGCTATAAACTCAAAAAACCCGAACGCTAGAACACTTGAAGTGTTTATACATTAATTAACAGTATTTTCATACATGTATGATGGTTTTAATGGGTTTAATGGGTTTAAGGGGTTTAATGGGTTTAGTAACCTTAATAACCTTAGTAACCTTAGTAACCTTAACAGTTTTTACAATCTTGTCTTTTATATAATCTATCAGTTGTTTTCTTGTTACATAAGTACCTGGAGGCACATTAGATGGGATACGTCTATCATAGCAATCATAATCAGGAGGAGGAGTGATCTGTAGGACCAGTATATCCATGTGTTTGAGCTATTTTTAAAAGTTCAGGTCTATTCATCCCCCACCCCTTTAAATTCTGATTTGCCTTTAAATAATGTTCTACGTAATCTTATACTAACACACTCTTTTATATGTTCATTCCTTGTGTTCATACTTACTCTTGAGGAGTTATACTAGTCTATTATTTGTATAGTATAACTCATCATCTATTTGTCCGTAACGGGTCCTCTCTATACATGCAGGACCCGCATCTAAAGGTCTATGTATTTTACCATTTTTATGCCATGATTCATATGTAATAACACCCGCATCTTCTATATAAATAACTGCAGGTCCTGTTAGATTATGTAATTTCTGTTTTGTATTGTGTATTCGTTGAATATAGCTAATTCTCGACCCATAGTAAATAGTGTTACGAATGTCTAACTGCATAATATTATCATAACTCATTCCTTTTTGAACACATTTTTCAAATACAACAGTTCCTGTGAAATCCTTTATAATAAGTGCAGGCAAATTAAACATACGATGCAATACTTTAGATACGTTATATACATCATAAACTCCGATAGTTTGTAAATCCTTATCTATCGTCCCGGCCTCTATTCCTGACTCATTTAGACCTTCTCTGTAGTACATGATTGCATTGTTTCCCTTCATCCACGAGCTATCCTTGATAATAATACCGGATGCATCTCCATTTTCATAGTTGTTAAGATGATACACTCTTTCAACTACTTGTTTAATTGTCATTCCCTTGGTAGTTTTAGATCCAATAACATTGCACATACGAAAGTACATCTGTTTACAATGAACACCTACTAATTGTAAGTGTATTTTACTCGTAAGAGCCAGGGCTTGTAAGGCAGTAAATGATAGCTTACCCGTAATCAAATTAGTCAGATCAGTTGACATATAATTTATGTCAAGTATTATATCCTCATGGGTTTCAATAGAAGTCATAACAATAAACTGGATCCGAACAGTTTTTACCCGGTTCGGCAGGAAAAATAGGGGGTCCTATTATCAGAACATTTACTACCAACATGATAAATATTCACGGGAAAAATGTTCATATATAAAGTATATACATGAGACACATATAATGACATGGGATAAATTTATCGAGAAAATACCTCGATTTAATAATAATATTATTAAGGATGATATGAAGGTTTATCTTCTCAATCCATATAACACTGTAGACTGTGTATCAGATAAAATAACTACTGCTGGGGACGGATGTTGTACACGCTGGGGACTTAATTTTCAGGTTAATGTGCCTTCATATAGGTACAACGTAACTCATGATGAAAAAGATTACGATGCAATATGTTTATCTGATCTTACAATAGAAACAGGTAGTTGGGGTAAGGGTTCAAAGGTTGATTTCGAGAATGAAGCAGAAGATCGCAGAGATCTAAAAACGTTTCTTCAGATGATATGTCCATATGATATTATAAAATATCATCTAGGAAACGAGTTAATACCTTATTCTTATACAGAAGTACATACTTATTACGATTATAATTACCAAGATAACAGTAAGTTATTTGCAGATGTGGTAGAAAACCTATTTGGAGGACTTGTTTTAATTGAGATCGAAGAAGATCCAGACTTTATGGATTCATACGAGATTGCTGCATATGGACAAGATTAAGACGGTGAAAATTTTGATAGAGATACAAACTTTGTAAAAATAATTATATATTATTTAACCAATTCATAGTTAATATAATTTTAACAAATATTTGTTAAAATTATATTAATACATATATTATATGGAAAAACTTATCGATGATTTCAAAGATAAACATCCGGAACATGTTGATAACGTTAGATATACACAGAATCTACAAAATGATAGGTCACTTTACACTATAAATGATAGTGTACATATAATAGATGACGCAAGTTTAATAAAAAACAAAATTAAAAGGGATTATTTTCATGGGCCTGGTATTTTAAAAGCTTATTCACCAACGTGTCCACATTGTATAAATAAAGCCTCATATATTAGAATTTCTGCCCAAGTTTTGGAATTATATAATTCAAATGCAGCAATATATGTTATTGATGTGGCAGATAACAGATTATTCAGTCATAGTAATAAAATTTCCTCCGTTCCCACATTCTATAAGGTAACCAATAATGGAAATATTACAGATATACTTGATATTAAAAATATCACCGATATATCAGCACACTTACCAAGTATAGAAAGTGAAGGATTATAAATAATAATGAGTAATATTAACTATAAAAATGCATTACAAGAATACGCCCAAAAGATAAATTCGGAACTACCTACATATAAACAGATCCGAATTCCAGTATCTAATTTATGGTATAGTACTGTTACCTATAATAATATTTCTATTACAGGTAATCAATGTACTCGAAAAATAGCGGCAGATTTATCTGCCGCGGAAATGGCATTAAAATCTATTGACCCTTCTGATGATATTGAAAATATCATTCTCAATAAGTATGAACCATTTGATCTATTTACACATGCATTGAATATGCCTCAAACAGATAAGATATCGGTACTTATTGATTATGAAAATATAAATAAACTTGAACATTTGCATAATTTATGGAGCCATAGTGGTAAAATATTACCGATCCTGAAATTTGTGGCCCATGATAATCCTCATGCGGAAAAATATACATCTACTCATATTATTCCATGTTCTGGAAAAGATGCGGTTGATCATTTTATATCAACATTTATTGGTTTTCATTTATCTGTCGCGCATATGAAAACCGTAATTATTTTGACACGAGATGGGTTCGGTGAACATCATTCATTATTTTATAGAGATGTACATAATGGGATTAAACCAAAAGTACATTATTGTACATCAGAACGAGTCTGTGTAAAATTATTAAAGCATCTCGGATGCAAAAAAGAAAATATCATTCCACATTATAAGTTTGATTCAAATTTACCTGTATCATGGGAATATCTCAAAATATACAATAACAGCTATAATATTAACTATAGTTTTAATAGAACAAATGAAATAAAAGCTAAATATCATATGGCCTTATCGGATGGTACAGCCAATATGAAAATATCTAATATTATAGAAACATTAAAAAAACAAGATTACTATTTTATTCGTAATGATTTTCCTTATCATATTAAAGATAATATATTACATTATCTTTTCTGGCATAAGGACAAATATACTATTGGTGAGGCTAAAAAGAATATACTCTCTAATCATGCTAATATAGAGAATCTTATAATTTTTACAAACTCGCGTATAGTACAATCTGTACTAGAACTCTCACACTATCATGTTTTTATTAAAGAAAAAATATAAGAACCAATATTATATGGACTATTATATAATATTAGCCCTATTAGTAATAGGGGCATTAATATTGAGTATGAAAAATACACGCATAATTCAACGAGCTGGTGGCGTAGACGAAGACACTAATATTCACTTACCTATTGTAATAACAGACACTAATACTGAACCGAATTTAAACGATATCTTTGTATTAGCTGATAAACCCTTTATAAATGATGGAACTATTACTAACTGGAAGGTTACTGTTGATACACCAGGAGATATTGTTTTCATAGTTGTGGAAAAAAGTATAAATGGGGTATTTGTAATTAAAGGCACGAATCCTATGACGATACAGAAATCTGGCGACAATATACTGAACGTACCAGTAGCGTTGCAACTTCCATATAAAAAAGGACAGTATATAGGTTTCATATTAGTAGGAAAAACTATAATAACCCCAGTGTTACGATCTTCAATTACAATTAAGTCAACTACAGACAAAAAAGTGGATATAATAGGTACCACATTAAACAATATCATAACAATGAATGAAAAATCATTTATAGTCAATATATCGACCTTGCCGTTAAATGTTGCAACTGAACATTTCGGTAAAAAGGATAATCCAGCTAAATCTGCTGCACATATATTAGAACATTATAATGCTAATCAATTAGGAACACCTCCAAACGGTGTGTATTGGATAAAATCTACTAAAAAAGCAACAGAAACAGAAGTATTTTGTAATTTTACGCTGCGTCCCAATCATGCTTATATGCTAGTTTCTTCTGCAGATAATGGAGTAAATGAAATCAAATTTGATTCCAATTATAGTGCAGGAACATATGATAAATTTGGAAGACCTGGAAACTATCATATGAAATGGAGTAAAATAGATCGTAACGCTATAACAGACAGTGATAACTGCGTAGGTCCAAATATTAAATGGAATAAAAAAGAAAAATACTGTGGTACACATGATGGTAATAGATTGGATTTACAAGATGGTATTAGTCAAGTATTATTAGCAACAGGAAATGGAAAATATTGGATTGCTTTGAAAAGAAAACATATTGATTCAACAAAAATTAGTTATAAGGATGAAAAAAAACCTATAACAAAAATAGTAAAACCCATCGCTATCAGTAAAAACTTTGAAGGTGATTATGAACCAAACAAACATATAACATCTGTTAATACTAGTGACTGTCACCAGTATATAAATATTAATAACATAAGTGTATGTACCGATATATGGGGAGACTCCAACCCTAATGATTTAATGATTAAAAATGGAGGAATTCAACTATTTGTTGGGACAAAAGTTAATACATCGTATAAAAAAGATGGTTATTTATTTTCCCCATCACATCACCCTGCTCCAGGAAAAGCTCTTTCTAAGGCTAGTTACACGGATGCGCAAAAAGTTTGCAGTTCATTTGGTAAAATAGTGTGTTCAAAAAACCAATTAAATGCAGCTAAACAATCCGGCTATGGTAATAGAATATGTGGATGGACAAGTACTCCACATGATAAGTTTAGTATGATTACAAGTAATGCACTTAATGTAGATTTATGGGCAGATGACTTAGAAAATGACAAAATTACAATAAATTGCAAGAGCGCTGACATAAATAATGGTCAGTCTAGTATATATTGCTGTGATCAATTTGAATTTTTAAAGTTTGGGCATTTAGATAAACCATATAGTAATGGTGGTGCATGGATTATTGAGTTTGAACAACTCTTTAAAACATTATATGGTGAAGAAATTCCCAATGGTAGTAAATATATTGTATGGCAAAAGGATGGAAAGGATGGAAAGGATGGAAAGCGTGGACTAGTTGTACACAAGAAAACAAAACATATATATAAAGTCGAGTCTCATAAGGATGGACATAAACCCAAAAATAAAGTAATACATAAGTCTTGTCAAATTCTCGAAAAGGTAAAAAAAATACCTATTGATGCATATGCTACATGGTTGCACAATGCACCGAGATATAAACTTAAACATGGTTCACATGTTACTAAAAATTCAAGAAAGCATGATATTTTACATTATGGTGCTAAAATTAAGTTATGGAATCAATATAGCAAAAAATACATTACTGGTTCTAATAATCCCTATTGGCATCTAACTGATAAAAGACCGGATATGTGGCAAGTGATAGGCCATCACAGCGATACTAATCCGGAATCAATATGGAAAGTACATTCAACTGATAATACAATTAAGAATGGAGAACCAGTTATTAATGGAGATACCGTTAAGTTAATAAACGTACAAACAGGTGCCTCTTTAGCACTTAATGTCAATAGGCATTCACCTAACAGCAATCACAAATTGTTATCATTATATCATAAACATGATGAGGTTAATGACAGTTTATGGACGTTTAATAACCAACAACATAGTAATATTAGTGGTAAACATAGCGGTAAACACAGCGGTAAACATAGCGGTAAACATAGCGGTAAACATAGCGACAAACATAGCGGCAAACATAGCGGTAAACATAATGGTAAACATAATGGTAAACATAATGGTAAACATGGCATAGAAATTGGTAATTATATTGATATTAATAGTAATATTAGAATTAAGCATTTGACAACAGATAATTATATAGAACTAACAGGAAAACATCATAAAACTAAAAAACACAGAGGTACAAAGGTTAATACAGTAGCAGGAAGTCAAAAAATTGATAATACCGGTCTATGGCAAATAAAATTAGTAAAAGATCATCATTACAAAGATAATTGTTCTAAATATCTTACCGATATCAAGAAAGCAAGATATTTCGTTAAAATGCATCATGATAACGACTCAAAACAAAAGGCAATAAAACTATCTAAAAAACTTATAAATGACTTCAATAAACACTGTTATAATATACCCGTAGCAGTATATAATCGGGCTATGAAGAAAAAACAGAAAAATATTAAAACGCATCTAAAACTACTTAGTAACGAAACTGGTCTATCGGATGAGTATAATAATAAACTTGAGTCAGTGCGCAAAGAGTTTGATAAATTACATAATGATGTAAAAAAATATAAATCAGAGCTGGAAGAATTAAGAAGCAAGAAATGCCCTCCAACAAAAAAATGCATAGAAGAATTAAATAGAAAACATACTAGTATTTCTGAACAATGTAAGACATTGGACAATATAGGAACTAATGACGAAATTACAGATGAGCTTATAGAACAGGTAAAATCATTAAAAAAATCAACGATTTCAATCAATGATTTCCCAATAGAATCACATGCCAAATATAACAATTATTTAAAAACAACGGATATTATACAATGTAATAAATAATAGATAATAGATAATAGATAATCATAAAAGACTTTTTATCAAAGTTCTTTGTGTATAATTTAATGTTGTAGAGTTACTCTGGTAGCCATAAATCACTAATTGTTTACCGTTATTTCCATTATGAACTTCTTTATGATGAGTTTCACATAACCCTACTAAATTTACCTTATTATTTTTATGCATAGACACGGTAACATAGTCATTTGCATCAGCTTCAGATTGATACCTAATATGATGAGTATGTTGTGCTGATGTTTGACATTCTTTAATTGCGCATTTATTTATAATCCTATCAGAATTATAATTACTAACCTTTGTTCCTGTATTACTTATATTGGCATGTTTGTCTGAATAATATTTATCTCTTATATTATAGGCTTGATTTAAAACATTCATGGGCAATTTTAAGTGTTTTGCCACTTCCAAACCATATAAACATTTTCCTGAACCAGGCTCCAATGCTCTATCATATATAATTTTATCTGTTTCATCATCATGACTAACTGTTAAATGATACTGTTTTACCGTGTCTATTTCTGTTATCTCTGACATTTGTGATAATTCATGTAAATGAGTCGCAAAAATAAATTTCGCCTTTTTATTAGATAAATGCATAATTGATGCTGATACTAAACTAACGGCTGAAGCTGATTCAGTTCCACGGCATATCTCGTCACCTAATATAATAGTGTTTTTATCAGACCTTGTAAGAATACTATTTAATTCTGTCATTTCTACCGTATATGCAGATAACCCCTTATCAAGATTATCATTACCCAATATACGTGTCATTAATTTCTTAAATGGATAATACCTGAATTTTGTTGCAGCTACATATAATCCAGCTTGCGCCATGATAATTGCTACACCTAAAGACTTCATTGTGCAACTTTTCCCGCTTTGATTTACCCCATATAGTAATATACCATCAGGTTCCCCTACGTTATCAATGTCTTCTCCCAGTGATAAATTTTGTGGTACAAATTGTATATTATGTTCTACTGTTGGATGACGTAATTCTACTACATTAACCCAACTATTGTTATCCATATCTATACTATTGTTATCTATACTATTGTTATCCATACTATTGTTATTTTCAAAGTGTGGTATTTCTGGCTTACAATAATTATATTTGGTAGCATGATATGCCATGCTAATATATAAGTCTATTTGTCCAACTATATTAGATAATTCAGTACATTTTCTCTTATGTACCGTTAAAGTCTTCAACAATTCAAAATACGCTTGTGTACTTTGTTCTTTTAGTGCCTTTACTGTATCTATTTTTAAAATAAATAAATCATCAAGTAAGTTTACAGATATTTTAACATTTGATTTATTACGGGTATCAGAAATAAAATCATCCTTTGTTATTGTATATGATGTTTTATCCACTACAAAACTACACTCTTTAAAATTCGTCATTAATTTTTTGTACTGCGATTTCGTTATAGAAATGCAACAATTATCTTCGCTTTCTCTATATACACAACAATTAGAACCGAATGTAATTATATTTGACAAGTGTTCACATGTTATTTCCTTTATACGTTCATATGTATCCAATTTATCTGATAATTCATCTATCTTAGAATTATATCCTCTATTAAATATCGAACTATGTAAATTCTCTAGAATAGTACACGTTCCTGCTCCATTAATATTCATAATATCTAAATATATTTTGCGATAGGCTTTTATAAATTCAAGACTTGGTTTGCACAATTCTTCATATAAAGGTATTTCACATAATTCAGTTAATATATCATCAATTGCAATATAGCATTGCTCAGTTATATATAACTCAGATGGTGTTAACGTGGTTAATATTACTTTTCTATGTAATCTATCTAAATCTCGTATTTTTTTAAGTTTACATTGAAAGTTGTTCAATGACTTATGATTTTGTAAAGTTTCTATATAATTATATCTTTTATGCAGTTCTTCAGGACATATACTACAATTTAATAGTCTATGACGAAGTAACCTATAACCCATATGTGTATTGATTGATTTTTTTAACATAGAACATATAGAATTTTGCTTTACTTGTTCATAATAACTTTCAATAATATTCAACTGAAACACGCAACTTGTTTCTAATGACATTGTTTTACTATTAGACCAGGGCTGAGGGTATTCCATATGTGTTAACAAGGCCTTATTATGATCAGCACAGAATTTAAGAAGATATACTAAAGCAGTTGCTGCCATCGGATTACGCTGTAGACCAAGTTCGTCCAACGCACTATGCCGTATCTCATAGAATTCAGATAAATATTGTTCTTGAAAAGATATTGTTTCAACTTTAGATGAATCAATATTTGATGACGAAAACCCAGAATAATTCATATGAACTACAGGTTTAATGTTGTTTATTATATCACAGCAATTCAGACTATCTGTGTTATCTATATTAGATAAGGTAAATCCCCATTTGTTTATCTGATCTACGGATATTATTGTTTCTTTGTTTTTAGAACTTTTAACAATAATAATTTCTACTGGACTAAAAGTCTGAAGGAATCGCGTTAGATCATCAATAGCCAAGTTTGGGTCACCTGAATATGAATTGGTTTCATACCAATAGGATTTACCTGTTGTTATATCGATTGCGGTCATACCAAAATATTCATAATATTTTTTACTTTCACGTTCGTACATTGAAGTTACATACACTGCAACTAAATACGGGTCTCTGGCAGATGACATATTTATTGTGGTACCTGGACTTTTTATATATACTACATCGCGTTTACATGGTGTCTTTCCATTAGATTTTGTAGTTTGGTCAACTACAACTACAGTATATCCATAATTTACCAGTCTGTCTGTATTAACATCAACTGATACACAATTAAATCCAGCCATAAGAGGATTATCGCGGTTGTTTTCTAATATAGCAGTCTTGCATCGTGTAAGCTTAATATTCAATAAATCTGCTATCTCTGCAACATTACCAACATGTTCATGTTCATTATCAATACCATATAGTTCATAAAATTTACCAATTTGGTAAAATATGACAATTTTATTACCATATAATTTTTGATATTTGTCAAAGTAATATAAATAATTATCTAATTTATACATAATTAATAATACATCTATACATCAATTTTATACAAATTATCTAAATATTTATATTACTCTTTTATGTTTAAGCTTAGTTACTAATCCACGCGCAGTGTCATTGGGTATTTTTAAATAATTTCTAATAACCTTGATTTGTTCACCTTTCTTTAATTCAGCATATTCTGGATGCGAGTCTACATATAAAATAGCAGCAATAATATATTGTTTAGCTGCCTCGCTACGGGTATGTAATAGATATCCCTTACATATCTTATGTAATCGTCTTGATGGAGCTAATCTAGGACGATCATATGGAATATCAATCGTTCCATGTGGAATTTTCCCTTTTCCCATATTATGCAATTCGGTGATTGCTAACATTGTTTCTTTATCAATTTCCGTATTTTTTTTAGTATCCCATATACGTACTAAAGCTTCTGTTTCTTTTTCTCTTGCTAAATCCTGTAATAATGTATTAAGTTCAGCTTTATCACTAATATTTATTTTTAATGCATTGTGAACTCTGTCACATAAAGTTAAATTATTCATGTTACATTTTCACATGAGATCAATTTTCGCGTACTAGTTTAATCATATAAATGATTGTAAATCATATTAATGATTGTAAATACTAAAAAAATTACATATATATAATATATGTCAGATACATTAGACTCAAAAATTGTATTTCCTAACGGAAAAATTACACAAGTAGTACTTGATGTTACCGATGGATGCTATAATGTAGACGGAAATTCTTGCTTTCCTCGTGTTCTATTTATGGAAAAAAATTAAGGCAAGTGGAATCTAGGACAAAAGAATTGATGTGGTATATAGAGTATCTGCCACCAGCTTTATATCGTCAATTAAAAAATAAGGACAAGGAACTTTATACTGGTCCTTCTAAAGAATCAAAGGAAGAGTATAACAAGTTTTTGACAAATGTATTAAATAGTACTATGCAGCTAAAAGACCAGGTGAAAACTACAACAATGAGTGATGATGGTAAAGTTATAGCACAGTTACATGATAATTCAATTGTTGAATGGGATTCCTTATTAGAGGTATCTATTTTTATACAAAAAACATCAGCTTAGATCCCATTAAATACAGACCACAAATTCTAAATAAAAACATAAGAAACTTCAACACTAAATGAAATGGCTCCGGGATGTAGTCTCATATAATTAGCCCTATCTATTTCAGATATTGAATTCCATAGGTTATGACCAGGGCTAATATAGGGTATCATCAACTTTAAAGTTCTATCATTGTTTGGAATATATCATTAATGATAGGTCAGTATCAATAGCTATTTGTGCTAAAGATTCTCGTTGTTCTATTGTAAGGTATTTATAATTTTTTTACAAAGTCTTGTTCTAATACAGATTTAATAAGTTTCTCTGTTCTAAAGGCGATAGGCACATATTGGATATGTATCAGATGAGCAATTCTATAATATTGTTCACTAGTGGGACTTATGAGATCATGAAAATTTTTCATGATGGCTTCGTCAGATACCATCAATTCTTTTTGTTGCTTTGGCGTTAACAAAGGAAACAGAAATTTAAAATTATCAATGTACCTTGACGGATCTCTGATTAGGGAGCAGATATAATAGATCTTTCCTCATTGCAATATAATACATATTTTGTTCGCTGATCGTCAATATATTCTAACGCACGAACATCTTTACGTAAGGCGAACTTTACTAGACCGCTTGCATGTGCTTTAAATATATGCTTAATATTACGATAATCTGCTATTATAGCATCTTTATGAGGTCTATATCTTAAACTTACAATTGGTTCAGACATTTAATTAAATTGATCTGTAATGTCTATGTATATATGCATCATATACATAATATATTAAATACGTGGTACTCTGAGTACTTGCGGGCGTCTTTTTTAACAGAATACGAATATATCGAACTTATTTCATTATGTGATATTATAACGGAAAAATTAGGGCCTTTGTTAATAGAAAAATGGTCACGTGATGCTGTAAAATCGTTATTACCTACAATAATTCCTTCTGGACCAATTGTTTGTAGACTTAATGAGTTCCATGAAAGGGAACTTAAAGGCGAACAAGGAACAGAACAATGGCTAAATGAACGTTTAAAGTATATTACTGCTAGTATTTCAGCTGCCTGTGCGGGTTTAATGGGTCCTAGTGCTCGTGAAAACAATATACTTGAGAAAGCATCTAATGGTAAATATCGTTCGTTTTTTGGTGGATATTATACAGCACAGGGTAACATCTTTGAAGAAGTTACAAATCTTTATTATGGTTATGTAAATAACGGTAAAATATGGGCATTTAATCTTATACCTAACATCGATCCAGAATATTACTTTCTCGCTGCTTCTACTGATGGAGTAACAAATAGGTTGATAAATATTGAAATAAAAACATTAGTTGGACGACACCCCGATCCAGAAAATGTAAAAAAAGAATATTATCACCAAATGCAACACCAAATGGAATGTTTACAGTTACATGAAACTGACTTTATAGAAGTTAAATATTCAGAACATAGTAACTTTCAACAAGCTTTGATAAATTGCACAGAAAATATATCAAAGATGGGAATTATAATAGAGAGTTGGAATACTTTAAAACAAAAGATGGAATATGAATATTCGAAAATTGGTGATTGTATTAAAACTCTTCAACAATGGGAATGTGATAGAACAGATTCCATAGCAACTCATTCAACAAAATTATATATACGTAGTATTTATTGGACAATGGCTGATTATTTATGCAGACGAATTAAACGGGATCCAATGTGGATTAAGGAGATGGGTCCGAAACTAAAAATGTTTAATGATGAAGTCATTAAACTAAGAAATAATCCTAAAGAATTACAGAAACGGATTGCAGCCAAGGCTTTAAAATCCAGTTCACGGAAAAAAAAATATAAAACTGATTTCGAAGCAATAGAAAAGTGTTTATTATAATTTAATATACAACTGCAAACACAAAATATATTATATATATATTTAATGCAAAAACAAGAACATCTGAAACAAATTCGCCAATATTAAGATCAAATAACCCTATTTTAACCCTTAAACTACAGGTTAAAAATGGTAAAACTGGTTTCACTAATGGAAGAATGATATTTGAGATCAGACTATTAGATAGAGTTTTAATATTTGTTAATAATAGTAAACTTATAAACATTTTAAATACATCATTTTCGGTCGCAAAATCAAGAACCTTTGAAACAGACACTTTGTCGGGTCGTGAGATGAAACGATATACTAGAAAACTCATCAATGTAATAATTACCACCATTCCAAGTATATTAGACAGTTTGGAACCGTTAGTTGTATTGCGTCCACAACTATACATTTCATGAATCCCTGAATTATTTCCAATTGTGGAATCCTTGTTATTTAATGATTTCATATATTCCATATATAATATTAAATTATATTATATTAATTGGGTTTCATACAACTAATTGTTCTCAATATTATTTTACGTGTAAGTCTCTCTTCTTATTTAAATTAGTTTTCACAAAGAATTGATAGTTCTTTTTTTATTGATTATAGTTATTCAACCAAATATTAGACTTGTTTCTTTCTCTGTACTGAAACCATATTGGTTCATCAGTTCCATCATCTCGTCTCTAGTCATAGAGTCCAGATGTTCAGTAGTATTTTCATTATCTGTGAATATACGAGCACCATACAAAAAACTCCTGAGATGGTCATCTGAAAGATCTGGTATTTTCGTTTCAATATCACCTAGAACTAGGTAATCAGGATGAGCTTCGAATCTAAGGTCTTTGTAAGGTTTGAATTTTTTAATTATTCTCTTATTATCCATTTTCATAAAGGATGGATATTTATAGTGTTCTGTGTCGTTATTTCCTGTATGTCCGTACGGATATAAATGCAATGCCATAAAAAATTTACGTCTTCGTCTAAGAGGTGCTTTATGGACTATTTGCCATTCTTTGCCGATGAGTAGATGTGGGTGGATGATAAAGTTGGTCATGGTTAACACTACCACACAAGTCACTTTTTTCGAGGATTTATTTTATATATATATACATAAATGTCTAAACAATGTAGTAGTAAAAGTAAAAATGCTAAATCTATACATCATATATGTAATCCTGAAACAGGTAGATGGGTATTAAAAAGTGGGGCTATAGGAATACAATTACTTAATAAAAAAAGTACTGTTAAATCAGTTAAACCAGTTAAATCAGTTAAACCAGTTAAACCAGTTAAATCAGTTAAATCAGTTAAATCAGTTAAATCAGTTAAACCAGTTAAACCAGTTAGACCTTTGAAAGTCGTTAGACCTTTGAAAGTCATTAGACCGGCTAAATCAAAGTTTAATCCAAGTGTATTAAAAGAGTCACATCTTTTACTAAAACAATATCATGACTTACTTGATGATATATTATCTGGTTCGGTTTTATATGATATTACATCAATAATAGATAATATACCACCTGACAATGTTTATTTAACTATAGACCAGGTTAAAAAAATATATGAAATTGACAATTATGAGATTCATGTTGTTGTACCACAAGACCATCGTAAAATAGAAATATTGACAGATAGGCACAATATGTTTGAAAATAGAGACAATGATCGTTTAACTGGCACTAAAAGAAAAGTTGGATATTTTTATGAATCTAATGGCGAGGCTGTTAGTGGAAGCAGAGGTGACTCTTGGTGGGTTGTCAGTAAAGAATTGAATACTTGGTTACGAACACAAATTTCTGAAATACATAGTATTATGACAAAACCTAAGATATCCGGAATAGTGCCTCCACCAGTATACAATACAATTTTACCTAAACCTACCGTAATTAAATCTAATATTTCTTTAGTAGATAAGTCCAAAATATTAGTAGAGGAATACGATAGTTTATATCTATCTATACTAAACGGTCATGCACAAGGCTATAACGATACAGAACATATATTTGATATGATGCCTCCTAATAAGGTTTATTTAACAATGGACCAAGCAATAAAAATTGCTGAAAATAAAGACACTTTTATGTATGTTGTTATACCACAAGAACATAACGTTATAGAAATATTGTCAAATGAACATGAAATGCTCACTGAACGTGACAACGATGTGCTAATTGGTACAGAAAGACGCGTTGGTTATTTTTATGAATCTAATGGGGAGGCTGTTAGTGGTGGTGGAGCCGACTCGTGGTGGGTTGTCAGCAAAGAATTGAATACTTGGTTACAATCACAAATTGCTAAAGTGAGACGTAGTATAAAATAATATTTATGACATATTCTAATCTATTTACTATTACTTATGATCTACTTCATGTGGATAAGTTTTTCTATCTAACGAACCATAAATTAATAAATAATTTTAGCTATTTACAATCTTTACCTTTATACATATTAATTTAAGAACTGTTTTTATTAATCAAATATAACAGATTAATATTTTAATATATTAATCTGATATAAATTAAATTTATAAATTTAATTAAATTTATAAATTTAATTTAATTATAGTTTATATGAATAAAATGTACGTAGCTGGAATTATTCTTTCAATAGCTGTAATGGCTTTAATGGCTTTTTTTTATCTAAATCGCGGACAAGTTGGGGGAGCTGAACGAAGATATGAAGAAGAAGGGGGACAAACTCTTGGTAAAACAGGAACCTACAATTTCTTAAGGTTTATGACAACAAAATTTGATGACACCGCACTAAAGACTGCTAAAGCACTTATGAAGCGATATCAAAGTTCTCTTAAAATTAATTTAACAAAGCAAAAATTTATTGACTTTCTCAAAAGACGGTTAAAGAACACCCAAAAACGTGCTGTGTATGGTTCATTGATGGGTAGTTTAAAAAATGATAGTTCAGTCACGCCTGTTTATGATGTATTAAATGAGATATATGATTCACGTACTCTCTAAGATGATCCATTTTTTAGTCAACTGGTCTTTTTACCACATATTTCATATAATGCTATTTTAATGTTATATGACATATTTTAATAGATTAAATATTATCAGTCGTATTTCTTATTTATAATTTCTGAAAGTCATTGAGATTCTCCTACTATTACTGTTTACTTGATCCACTCCATGTCGGTGAGTCTTTTGGCAATCACCGCACATTGATATTAATAAACCATGACGTAACGGAATAGATAATTTTATCCCCTTTACTATACTATCGTCTCTTGGTACCATAGAAAATGTTCTTAAATTTATATCATCTTCATTAACAAATTCATTAAAGGTTAATACAGCAATAGTAGAATCTTTAACTAAACCATCTGTCCAATCACTGTGCATTGGTATATAGTCATGATCTTTATAATACCAATTTATTACTACTTGGTTAAAAATAGTATCAGTTTCTTTCTTTACAGCTTCAAAATATGGTTTAAATATATCAGGTAATTCCTCTCCAATCTCATTACGTTGCTCTCCTGAAAACATATAGCTTTTCTTAATAGTACTATCGAACTTGGGAGTATGCATATAACTCTTATGCCATCTATGACATTCTGTGTCAACATGTTGTTCTGTATTTTTATCATAAACCATTACTTTACTTTTACTATTATCGTTATTGATTGGATGTTCATTGAACATCTTATCAAAATTTTGATTAGCATTATTTTGATTAGCATTATTTAGATTAGAGCCATTTTCTGTCCACCTCTGGAACTTGGCTCTACTCTTTCAATATAATCTCTATGATCAGTTGAATCTAATACACGTGTCAAAGAAACAGTAGTAATATTTTTATGCTTTATTTCCTTTGTTGCACACATATAAATCATATCAATAATTGTTTGTAGTTTCTCTGGGTTGTTATTATAGTTTAATTTCTGCAACAACCCATCTGCCCATCCTGAACCTTTTTGACATGGATAGTATATTCCTGCAATGATTATTCTTTTTAGGTACGGAAAATGGGGTTATTTTTAATATATATTCTATTGTTTGTTCTTTAAACATATTAACAAAATATTTAAAACTAGGATTCCATTTAATAAGACTAATTGGTAATATAATTAGTGATGCTAGATGAACCATAGTCAATATTATCAATATCTATAAGCTAATCCGCTCATTCCCTGCATTATACGTAACACATTATAATTAATGGCATAGATTCGACATTGGCATTTAGAGCTTATTAAAGGATTAGAACTTCCTATTCCAGGATAAGATAAGTTAACGTTTTCTGTTCTAGATGTTAATACAGCGGTAGATAATATCAAGCAGGCAGTATTGATACGTGAAAAATTACAGGTACCACTGGGTTGATGTTTTTCAGGTATAAGAGAAAAGCTATATACATTAATACCTGGACTGTCTGGTATGCAAGTATGATGGTCTCTTGGTTGCATCCAATTGAAATATGTTCCCTTTCTTACAGCAAAACGATCGTTTCCGTTTAATTTAAGTTTTGCTCTAATAACAGGGTTCTTAGAGCCAGGTGGTCTTGAACAACTTTGATTTGTAATGTCACGTAAGATTGTATTATCTCTTATTGCCTGTAAGCCTAATTCTGTTAAACTTGTTCCAATAATGGGATAATTATCAGATATTCCTGTATTGGCACTAGTGCTAGAGACCGCATCTACTGGTAACGGTGCTTGAATTGAGGTATAATTTGATGGTTGTCTATCCAATCCAGTTATATATTCAATGGGTTGTACAACCCATATTAATTCTTTAATAGGGTGTTTAAAATTAAGTGATATAGAATCTGTATTAGGTGATGCACGAGAATTTGATGCTGTAATTATCTCTGTATTCCTTTGTACTTGTTCAATCAGATATTCATGAGATGTTTGTGCAAACCTACGACGTTCATCTGTATCCAAATAAATATATTCTATCCATAATTTTGCAGTAAGAGCTATATCTCTTACCTCAATCCCACCGCTTCTTATTAATTCTTCAACCTTTGCAAATTGTACATTAATTTTAACTTCATGATACGATAATGCTATTAACGGCAAGGCTAGGCCATAATTACGACAGAACCAAAATTGTAAAGGAACAAAGATAGTTGTACCTTCTGTATGACTACCTTCTATATCCTTCTGCAATCCAGTAGGACGTCCTAACATATCTACTTCCCCTTGACCTATCATTGTATAATAACCATCTTTATGTTCTGCAGATACTGTTAATTGAGCCCAGATATCAAGCCAATCTCCAAAATGTTGATCTATAAGTTGTCCTCCTATCTCTATACCTACTGTTTTAATCAGATGATGTCCAATATTATCTGTCCATCTTAAAACAGATGTAGAGTCAGCTGATACTAATGTCGGTATTGTAGCAGATATTACAGCATTTGATATTAGATCCCCATTGCGACTTATAACAGCTGATAAATTTCTCCCGAAATCAACTCGACCATTAAATGATTGTTCAATAAGTTCAATAGCAAAATTAGTATGGCGTCGATATATAGTTTTAAAGTATGTTATCATAGGGTTGCCTGTTAGGTAAATGTCCTGAGCACCATAGGCAACTAGTTGCATTATAGCACCAGTCATATAATATCGACAATATGATTTTTCATATTCCTAAACATAGAAGATAATATTATTTATAGTGATTAATATATATGAAGATAAATGACAAACATATTTTTATGTTGATAACCAGCGGTATAGTTTTTTGTATTATAGTGTTTATTTATTTTTATACACAATACCTTGGCAAATCTCAAGGTACGCAAGAATCCCGAGGTACTCAAGAATCCCAAGGTACTCAAGAATCCCAAGGTACTCAAGAATCCCAAGGTACTCAAGAATCCCAAGGTACTCAAGAATCCCAAGGTACTCAAGAATCCCAAAGCGCAGAAGAATCGCCTGCTTTTCACATGTCTGACTACGGTACGTCCTCCTCGTCAGGCGAGGATAATAGATATGACTATAATAATGACTATAATAATAATGATGATGATGATGGTGATGATGATGATGAAGATGATGAAGATGATGAAGATGAAGATGATGAAGATGATGAAGATGATGAAGATGAAGATGATGAAGATGATGAAGATCATGAAGATGATGAAGATGATGAAGATGATGATGGAACAGCAAATGATACCATCGTTACCCTTAAACAAAAATTTAAAATACAGAAACTTAAAAAAATAATACACAGGCTGAAAAACCGTTCTGGAAAAGATAGTACGGTTCCTCCTTCTCCTGAACCCGAGGTAAGCACAAAAGAAAATTTTATAAATTATAACAAACAACATAAGAAAGTTGTATTAATACCTCCTTATTATCTATAAAATGATCATATTTTATTGTTAATGAGCTATTATGCTGTACATAAAGGCCATACAGTTGGTATTTTTACAACTTGGACTGAAACAGAAAAGCATGTAAAAGGATTTCCTGGAACAATATTTAAAAAATTTAACCAAAGAGCTGATGCAGAATATTTTGTAAAGAATGGTAATGTAACAGATAATGTAAAAGATAATGTAAAAGATAATGTAAAAGATAATGTAAAAGGTAATGTAAAAGATAATGTAAAAGATAATGTAACAAAATGCGTGTATGAATACTATAATCATCCCCATTATCAACCGAACAGTGAAACACATAATGTTTATTATGATGGTAGCGCTACCGGAAATGGTAAAAGTAATGCTTATGGAGGATACGGTATATTTATACCAAAGATGAATAATCATGATGAATATATGATATCTAGTAAAATTGAAGGTAAGGCTACCAATAATATAGGTGAACTTAATGGTGCTATAAAAGCATTAGAACTGATACTAGAAATCAATCAAACTGACCAAACATCATCCATTTTATGGGTTATTTATTATGATAGCGAATATTCTGTTAATGTTATTACCGGTAAAAATAGAGCATCCGCGAATCTAGAGTTAGTTAGAAAGGGGAAAAAATTATTAAAAATGTGTATGAAACAACATATTGATATACAATTTAAACATGTGTATTCACATATAAATACAAAGAATCTAAAATCACTTGGAAATGAAGTAGTTGATAAATTGGCTAAAAATGGCAGTAAGAAATAATTTTTTTCTTACTCTCATCGTCCATAATACCATATATTATGGAGCTAATTTCATAAATTGAAATGTTCGTATTTATCTTTAACAGTTCTATAAGTTCATTTAATGGTAATTTTTCTTTTAATGGAATTTGATAAAGATCTTTGTATATTTTTGTACCTATTACACTAAATGTCCGTTCATGAGGGTCATTTATGTTTAACAATATATTAGTTGAAAAACTTAAATCATTTACATATAATGTCACTATATCACATATTTTCCTCCATAGTTTAGTAAAGTTAATTTCCTTAATTTCCTTAATTTTCTTAATTTTCTTAATTTTCTTAATTTTAGGCTTCATCTCATTGAATAGACTATATGATAATTCTTCGGTTAATTCTGCTACACCCTCAACATTAGGTGAAATTGAATATGATGCCAATACATTCGTCAGATTAGTACTAATCTAACAAATGCTTGATGGGTCGACCGTTGTGTCAATTATTTTTTTACCATGTATTTTAATGGACAATCCGAATTTTGTTCATCGCATATCAATCCATAGTGAGATATAATGCTTAATAATTTATTTGTACCTAACACAGTAAGCTTCATTACAATACACTGAATTCTCATTTCAGGATTTTTTGTGTTCAATTTTATTAATACCCGTTTACAATAATTTAAAGAGTTATGAGGAAAAACAGTGCATCTTTATTAAAAATAGACGCACATAGTATTTAAAAAAATTCATTAATTCTATTTTTGTTACTAAGCTACGTATATTTGACAATGTTATATGTGGCTTTTTAATAATATTATTAGAACGGATAATAGACTCTAATGGAACTGGTTTGAATTCCCCTCCTATTTATTTTTGTTATAAAATAAATTGGAAGGGGCTATGTCTTTATGAACATTACGTACACTGTAAACTGATGATAAGATACTATTATTGGTTCTTACAATATTATTTTTATCATATATTGATATGGGGGTGTTCATTAATAGTATTATTCGTCATATAATACAAGTAGTGATTAAAGTGTTTCTATATTATCATACGTCTAATATATAATATTTATATATTAGATATCATAAATGGAGAATATGGAACAAGCATATAAGACTTTGAAGATTTCCTCAGATGTATCAGATGACGAACTAAAAAGAGCATATTATTTTATATGCTCTATTTATCATCCAGATAAAGGAGGGAATAAACAAACATTTGACGCTTATCAAAGAGCTTACAAAACAATAATTAACCATAGAAAAAATGGATGTATAGGAATGGGTAATGTTATAGCTCCTAGCGATTTCACTTCAATGAAAAATCGAAATAATGATATTCCCATATCACATGATAAATATAGGTTTGATCCCAATCAATTTAAACAATCTACAGCAGATGGTACAAGATTCGATAATGATAAATTCAACAATAATTTTACAGAAAATGTACAGTCTACAGAAGATTATACATATGGTGTCGATGACTCTGGATCTCATGAACGAAATAAGGCTATATACGAACAAGAGCATAGTAAAGTAACATCTCAAGCTGAAAATATTAAACCAATGTTTGGAGGTAGCGGATTTAATAATAATACATTTAATAAAGTATTTGAACACATGCAAAAAAAGTATAAAAAAAATACAGGAGAATTAGAAGAATATACCGAACCTAAACCACTCGCTGCTGGAGGAATTATTGAATGTACTGACGTTAATAACCCACAACAATCAGCTAATATTATATCTACTGGTGCAGCGGATTATAATAATGCATATAATATGTCTAGTAATCCGGAACAATATGACAAAAATTTTATGGAAAAAATAAAAAATGCACCGAATATTAAATCTGAGTCTACTATATCATCCGCGGATGTTTCTAAAAGATTAAACGAGTATCATAAGGCAGGTAATAAATTCGAATATAATAAGGAAAAATTGTTGACGGATAAGAATACCATATTATTAGATATCAAAGGACATAACTCAACTAAAGCAGCTGAAGCTTTACGGAAACAACAGATGAATTTATATAATACAAGATCTAAAATATCTGATATGCACGATATGAAGTCAAGATTTATTACACCGTCTAATTCTAATGTACCGATTGATCGTCCCCAATCCACAAACAATTCTTCGTTATCAAATTCTATAGAACAACGAAATTATCATGAAATTTCTGCAATAAAACCTAGATTTAATAGTCAGCATACTCAACATTCTCAACTCGAACGTCCACAATCATCAAACCAATCATCATATAAAAAGAACGTAAATGGATATACTCCATTAATAAGTCAACATACTTATTCCAGTAATATGCAACAATCATATAGAAACCAACCATTGAAACGTCCACAATCTACAAACCAATCATCATACAGAGGAAGAGAAAATGGATATACTCCTATAAGTCCTGCTTTATTGAATCCTATAAAAAGTCACCATACTTATTTACATGATCAATCACAATCATATAGAACCCATCAACTTCAGCGTCCAGAATCAACAAACCAGGCATCATATAACGATAATGAATATACTTATTCGCATAATCAACCGCGAACATATAGAACTCAACATCAATCTCCTGAACAATGGAATAATATTCAACAAAATCCTCAACAACATCAACGAGTAAATAAAAAAACAAACGAATATAGAGAATTAAAAAAATTAAAAAAACAGTTACATGAACAAGCAAAACTAATAAAACAGATTCAACAAAAACAAGGACATAGTGAATGGTAAATATGTAATATGTAATATTAAAATATACGTTAATATAATCTGATTAAATTAACATATATACTATATGCCTGGCGGTCTCATGCAAATAGTTGCTTTTGGAGCACATGACATTTATCTCACTGGTAATCCATTAATAACGTATTTTAAGGCCATTTACCGTAGACATACTAATTTTTCTATGGAATCGATACAAAATACATTCCAAACAACACCTACATTTGGTGGAAAGGTATCGGCAGTAATATCACGTAACGGAGACTTAATGACCAATGCTTATTTACAAGCAGAACTTCCTGATGTTACAGAAAAAGGGTTACATGATTATGGCATCACAACCAATGGTTATGATATGCCACATCGCCGTTATACACGTTGGATAGACAATATAGGTCATTATTTAATAAAAACAGTAGATATAGAAATAGGAGGCCAATTAATTGACAGACATTATAGTGATTGGTTGGAAATATGGGCTCAACTTACAGTACCTGCCAGTCAAATGAAAGGTTATAGGGAAATGATTGGACAAGACCCATATAACATATTTGGTCAAAATACTGGGTTACAAGCTGATATATTCCGTACATCTAGCCTTAATTCCACAACAGAACCATCTATGTTACCTGGATATTCGCGTTCTGAAGCAAATGTTCTTGTAGGTAGAGAAATATATATTCCCTTGCAATTTTGGTTTTGTAGGGATTATGGTATGGCATTACCATTAATAGCACTACAACATCATGAAGTTAAGATTAATGTGGCGTTTCGTGAGGCACATGAACTAATAATGACATATCGTGCTGATTATGCAGAGGTTGGTGGCACATGGGTAACGACAAATATAGCTCATGATGGGTATGTTTCACATTCTGAACTAGATGTGTCTTTATGGATCGATTATGTATATTTAGATACTGATGAAAGGCGTAAATTCGCACAAGTATCACATGAATATCTAATTGATCAGCTTCAAATGCAACAAGATACAGTAATATCTGGTTCTGACACCGATCCTAAATTAAATAATGTGGATCTATATTTTCAACATCCAGTTAAAGAGTTGGTATGGGTATGTAAGGGATTTGATAACGGACGAGAATGGAGTAATTTTACCAATACTCAAGTAAATATAAAACCTCCATTATCTTCTGTAGCTATACCTATTTCTGGTTTTCCGGTACCAGCTCCAGGTCTATCTGGTTTGCCATCAGGGTTACAAAGCGCACCAGACTTTGATATAGATATGTCATACCTTGTAACTCAACTATCTGGTGCTACAATATCAGCTGGTACAGAATTAACTGTAGTAGATACAGATGCATCATTATCAAATAGTACAATATATTTCGTAGTAAATAATACAAGTTTGGTTTTTAGAGCAGGTGACTTAGTAGTAATTGGATTTGGTTCTACTTTATTATCCCTTATAGTATCAGAAACAGATACTAATAATATGCCATCTAAATTCAGAACTGTTGATGCTATCACTAGTAGCTACGCATTGTATACATTTGTATCTATTATAGATCATAGCGGTATGGATTCTACAGTAAATTCTAACGGTATTACTACATTTGATAATCCATCATTATCAAATATTCTTACAAGAACAGACTTATTAAATTTTGCAAGTTATAATAACACAAGACCATACAATCGTAAAGGTATGGCAGGAAACCCTGTCATCCATAGTAAATTGTTAATTAACAATTTCGAACGAATAGAACGCAAAGAAGGCGTTTATTTTAATAGGTATCAATGTCATAGACACCATACAAATATACCAGAGAGCCCGGGTATAAACGTATATTCATTTGCATTAAAACCAGAAGACCATCAACCAAGTGGAACATGTAATTTTAGTAGATTAGACAGATTTAGGTTAATAATATGGTTAGGTAATATTTATGACGGGGGTGCCAATGGCATAGAAAAAACACAAGGACAAGAGATGACTGTATCTGTATATGCTAAATCTTATAATATTCTTAGAATAATGAGTGGAATGGCAGGATTATCATATAATTAAGTTATATGGTCTTTTATAAAAGTCACGAAAATGAGATCTTTATCCTTTTCATCAGTAGAAAGATCGTCATATGCTGTTTCTGCACAAGTATTTCTTCTTGAATCACCCAATTTCTTTTTAGGTTGTACATAAATACTTTTATTATACGATAAGTCATCTCTCCAAAATGTATAATTTTCTACCCATGCATCACGAATTAGTTTTGCCATATCATTATCGTTTCCATTAATATCTAATGTACCATTATCAATGGCATCAAAACATCGTCCCAATGTCATTACTAAATTATCATAGCCAAAACATTGTGCTTTTAGTTTATTAAAATACCAACCATTACGACGACAATTATATTTATGTGCCAACTGTACCCATTCATCTAATTCTTTTCCATAATATTTTTTATTATATTGATATATACCATTAGCTGTTTGCAATGTCATTATAAAATATAATTTTTCAATTTTATTTTTAATAATTATCTACGATATTTTAAACTATAATAAATAATGATTTTTCCAAAGTGACATAATAATTTTTCCAAAATATCATTTTGCGATTGTTATTATAATATCTAAAGTTCTCTAGAGAATTCATTGAGACATATAGGACAATAATGGTAAGTTTTGTTCCCTACATGCTATATACCATTTCATAATACACCGACGATGAAAACATATGTTTTCATATACCTATTTTACTATTGTTTTTTCACAGGATACTAGCTCCTCAAATTATACATTATTTACTACGGTTAAAACTTTAGATATTATAAGTTCTCTAGGAGATTGATTGCGACATATAGGACAATTATGCGGTAAGTTTTGTTCCCGACACTCTGTATACCATTTCATAATACACCGACGATGAAAACTATGTTTACATATTCCAATTTTACCTATTGTTTCTTTTCCAGTCATACCATCTCCACAAATTATACACTCTGTACCATACTCCATCTGCAATTCTTCGCAAATATTTACAGTAATATCTGGTATATTAATTCTTTCTTCTTCTTCTATTATTTGTTCCAACACTTGTCGTTTTTTAATTGTATAAAAATAAAAACACATTACTATACAACTCATAAAGATAAGTAAACACATAATTATTAACAAGAACTGCTCTGGGTTATACATACTTTAATTATAAAATTTATCAATTTTATAATTAACTATTATCTAAAAGAAGATTATTATATTAAAATCTACGTGTTTTATATAGTCTATCACTAAACCCAAATGGACCATAATTACAATTTAATATACGATGATGCAGGTCATGTTTCTGTGAAGTAAACACAGGTAATCCAATATCTATACCACTATGTGATAATACTGAATTAAAAGTAGCAATTGTTATCCATACAGCAATTAAATTTTCGTTTCCTGGTAACAATAAGGGTCCAGCACTAAGAGACCCAAAATTACATATAATATGTTCTAGTGGATGAGCGTACAGAGTTGCTATAGGTATAGGGTACGTCCAGCGGTGATGGATATGGTGAATGGATTTATAAAATAAAGGATAGTGCATAATTCTATGGGACCAATAGAACCATTGGTCTGCTATAAAGGTATAAAATATAAACTTAGTTATAGAGTCAATATAACTACAAGTTATATTATTCATATAATATGGAGCTGACCACATTACTATAGGTACTATGAGTAATTGATTAAGTATAGAATATACATAAGCGTCTTTTATTTTGTTTTGTTGTGGAGGATTTGTAGTCCTTAGGTGCTGCACTAATGTAATATTATTAATATACTTATTATGTAAAAGTATATTTAAAACATAACAAGATATCCAGTAAGTTATAATATGATAAATATAAATATGCATTATTATCATATTATGTCTCATTTTTTATAATATTTATAATAATAATTTATAATTATCATAAATATTGGAACTATTTTTCGGTGTCATTAGAAATATATCCAATATTTATGATAATTGTAAATTATTATATTAGTTTTTTACAACGAATACTCTAATCTTAAAGATAGCTGCTTTTCCTGTCGAGTTAGGAAAAATATCAATAATCATACCAGGTCCCATATATTTAAGTGCTTTATTCTCTCCAGAGAATACCAAAAAGACTTTTTTATCAACGAATGCACATATTAACCCATAGTTGTCAGCCCTATCATAGAAAAGTTCGTTTCCTTTAACTTCAGCTGTCTCATAATAAACAATTCCTTTTTCAGGTTTAATACGATCATCTTGATATTTTATTTTACCGTACATAGTGGATTTAATAGACACTGCACCTGTCCTATTTGCACAAATGCCTTGTTGTTTTCTTATAAATGGCTCACTGTTATGATCAGCTAAACCGGATTCTTTAATCAAGTATTTGTTCCAATCAGCTATAGATTTAATGTGGTCTGTTTTCATAGGCGAATTCGAAGGAGTCAACGAGTTTACATATTCGGCGAATGGTTTATAATTCTTGACCATGTTTTTCTTTATAGGGACATTAATACCAGCAATCTTTGTTAGGACAGACATTAGTCATTTGATCTAGGATCATTTTTAGAGTAAAAATATAGGTTACAAAATTAAATACAAAGCAGTAGTAATATATCATTTATAAAATCCCACTACTATATATTGTTTAATAAACACCTCACTGTCCGTGTATATTTAAAAAAAATGATCTATCATATACAGTATTATGACAATTAAAGGTTATATTGGAGCAATTATTGAACTATTATTATTTGCATTTATATCATATTTGGTACGTTATAAATTCAATAATATGAATCCCGTTATTTATTATTGGTTTAGTTTTAGTACATTAACAGGTATATGGGAATATATATATGTTACTAAATACTACTCCGTTGCCACTTATGCTGACACACTAATTGAATTACGTAAACACGTATGGACAGAAAGTTATCCAATAACTATACTATTACCATGGGAATTTTCTAAAGTGTTTTATGCGGAATATGCTGCATACGCGGATCGTGAATATATGTCCCGTATGGAAGGAGATTATTGGAGTCGATTGATAGAAAGTTCTCACGCTATATTATGTGCATTCTTTTCATTTCTTGCATTATATTTTCATTATAATGGTTATTATAACCATTCAATGGCTGCCGGATGCGTAGGAATGGGACAACAACTAATGAATAGTATACTGTACCTAGGTGAATATTTTTTACAGTGTAGAGATATATATAGTATTAATTATAATTCTACAATGTTTCCTCTAGGTAAAATGATGGAAGATAGATTATTTATGTGGGTTAATCTGTTTTGGTTGATATTACCTACATATTGTATAATATACTATTTAACCCGTTCATATCCTAATTATTCCCTTATAGTTTAGATTATAGTAAACGGAGACACAGGAGTGAAAAATATTCTATTTTTGCTACATTTCTTAATTAAAGAAAACATGGCTCTAAAGTTTTCTATATAATAATCTAAATAATCTTCAAATACCGTGTTATACCCGTGAAGTTTTATGTATGATGGGTGTTGAACCATACTTTGAAGTGATACACATCCGAAATAATCATGATAAATGTAATTTTGACTGATATAATAATATCCTATATTATGGTACATTATCAATCTAGGTGGCCCTAAATTATCTTCACATAAATTCCATTTACGTAACCCTGTACTATGTATTTCCATTATTTGTGGTTTTGAAGCATTATAAAAAGCTACGAAATCGTCATGTTGTGTTTTTATATGTTCTAAGATCTGATAATCCTTATTTAATTCAGTAACTTTAGAGAAACGCCTATCAGGAATATCGGATACATCAGTTATTATGACTGTATTTGGAATGTTCAAAACTAAATAACATTTTATTGTTTCAAAAATAACACATTTTATGATATTTTTATCATATAATACTATTTTATCGATAAAACCATCAGTAAATTTATCATTGAACATTATTAATTAATGAACATTAATTTCAAATGTATATAAATTAAAAATTGATTAATATAAGATTCATAATGGAACTTGTTGTCAGAAAAGAAATGCAAATCGAATGTAGAAAAGCAGGGTACAATGTAATTGAATAAGTTATAAATCATTACTATAAATCATTACTATAAATCATCTTCAATTGACTTCCATTTATCTTTATTTTTTAAATATATCCTTCAAGTCCATTTTTTAGCTCTACAAATCAAATGTTTTTTATTTTATGAATCAACGTAGCCTAGTTAATAGTAAATCATTTAACTTGAGTTTTACATTGTAACAGTAAAATAATATTACTTTGATTGGAATTAGACTTCGGATATTGTATTTTTGTATAGTTTTTTAACAAGCTGTTTTTAGTCTTAGCATCTTTAACTTCTATAATTAGAGAATGTAAAAAACATATTAGCGTAACAATAATAACCTTGATTAAATGGTCATTGATAATCAGGAACACTATTTCTCGCATTGATCTCATCTTTCAAGTAATTTAATTGCATTATCTCCTTTACCGTCTTTCATGGCCTCTAAAGTTTTTTGTTGTAATTCATGATATTTATCAATTATTGCATGCATCTATCTCAAGTAGACAATCTCCACATAATTGAAATTTGCTTTGGGACGATCAGTCGCTACCACATACTCGACAAACACCATCTGTTCCCCCAGAGCCTATTTGTACAATTTTGGTTCTGTAAGAAGGTTGGTTTAGATTTACTTTGATACAATTGAAAAGTGTATTTAGTCCAAATTATATTTATTTTCCTTATTTAATCAATTCGCTTTTTTCACAGAAAATTGAGCACTGTATATTTACAATCAACCAAATGATTTCACTACTTCTCCGATATAAAACACAAAGCTATTATACTGCATTTACATGCGTGCTATTTGATGCAGCTTTCGTTATTTCATACGCAACAAGTTTTTTGCTCTATGTGTTGCAAATTATAGTCTAAATCAACAGGACAAAGATGCTTCGTGGATTGCGATTTCATTTCCTTTAGCAGGATTATTGAATATCTGGCCAAGTCTAATGGTAGAACATACCGTACTGGCACGCGCATTAGTAGTAAATTTCACCATATCTATAGCTTGGTGGCCTGTATACGTTTATTACTCTTATAAGTACAATACGTACGGGTTAAATGTTGTTGGCATAGTTCTCTTAATATGGTACATGTTTGGATATCATACGTATAATACCGTCAAAATGAATTCTAATATTAGAAGCTGTATATACGAAAAGTTTCCTTCACCTTCTGAAGAATGCTGGGAAATGGATAAGACTTGGGTGTGGGGAGGGTACTAGTGTTAGCTATCTCGTCCAATCATGTACTCAAAGCTTCACTGTGCTCATTATTACCTGAGTTGAGAGAGCTCGTAGAGTGTTGGGTCATACCGATGTCACGGTCATAATCAGTCAAATAACCATATGATAACAAATTGCATTTTTATATATTTCTTGTACATCTAATAGATTTTTATGTAAATCATCTATAAATATAAGATTTTTATATTTTTTTTTGTGTTTCATGAGATATTCCTGCAATTTATAGCCTTTGTGTTTACCTGAACAAAATACAATATCCAAATCCTTTTCAAGAGATATAGTATTTAGATGAAATCTAGTTTCATCTGTCAATTCAATGTTTCTTGCAGTTAATATCATAACATGAGAGTGCCCTCCGCTATGTATACAATAATCTATTATATTTCTAAAACCTTCTTTATCTACAGGTATAGGGTCTATATATTTAACATGTTCTGTCCAATCATTTAATGCAAGACGTTCTGCTTTAATTATACATCCATGGTTATCATAGTAATGTTGGAAACGTTCTGACCACCATTCTTTGTGAATACCTTCATAATATCCTATTGTGTCATCAAAATCTAATACATATAGAGTATCTGGTATTAATACAATATCTTTAAAACTACTGACATTTTGAAAGTTCATATACATAATTGCACATATCAATTTAATAAAATTGACGGGAACACAAACAGGAATGACGTCTGCAATTAAAACTTCTGCAATTGAACTTAAACAGTTATTTTTGGAATGGGGGTCTTATCATTTTCAAACAAATTACATGAATTTAACAGAACCATCAGCATATTCCGATATTGAAAGAAATCTATTGATAAACAAAGTTGTAATACCAACTCTATTATTGACAGATGAACATAAAAGAGCTGCAGAATATAGTAACAAACGATTAACCAATTTTTTATATATAATGTCACGAGAAGCAATACAAAGTGAAATTAAATTTAGAAAACAGTTACATAAAGTATTTCCTGATGATTTTGCTAAGAAAGCTTACACGTCTAAGTATCCATTAGCAGCATCAAATGAAAATGCTCAGAGAATATGTAATAATTGTAATATATTACTTGATAATCCAGCATATGTTCGTATATGTCAAGATAAAAAAACTGGAAATATAGATAATACCTGGAAAAAAAAGTGGGACAAGGATATCAATATTATTATAATAAGATTGCATATAAGAGGGGAAAAAATCGGGCATTTATTGGGCGCTGTTATACTTAATAACATTATAGATATATTTGACCCAAATGGCCGGACTACGGTACCATTCTTATTAAAGTCTAATGATGCAGAAAAAATTATAGGGGATATAATAGTAGATCATATAATAGAAATGGGAGGACCTGTTATGACACATAATGCTCCCCTTAATAGAATAAATTTTAACGCTCCAATGCATGGAAAGGGTCAATGTACTTGCTGGACTGTTTTCATGTTAGACTGTTTCCAACAGTCTAAATCCAAAAGTATATACAATATTATACTTTTATGGAAAACAATACCATTACATGTATTTAAATCAATTGTAATGAACTATAGCGCATGGATTTTTAAAAACTTAAAAACATAATTATTTATTACAATCGTCTTCTTCTCCATGATAATAATGAAATCTTTGTCTACGACGATTAACCCACATACATTGTTCGCCCCACCAACTCCATCCTCTATTAACAGCGCCCTGAAGTTCAGGATCGGAATAATGAATATTATTAGTTCTATAGTTAACCCATGTCTCTGTATTATGATCATATCCCCAGCCTTGTTCATGTTGATAAATAGCCCCTGAAGCTAGCGTGAATGTACAGGGTGAGGCACCTGAGGGGAGGCGGTGGTAGCCTGGATAAGATATAATTTTATGAAATATTCGTTTAGATTTATTGTACCATACACGGGCTTCAGAATCATAAATCCATTTATATGGACTCTGTAGCCCATGCCTTCGTTGTAAACCTTTTGATGTTGTAACATAAGTTCTACCGTCCATATCATGTTTAACACCCAAAGGATTTACCCACATTTTATCTTTTTTATCATATTTCCATCTAGGACTTAGTTTATAAGTATTTTTATCAATATCTCTATAAATACATAGACCGTCCCCTTGAAGAGATATTCTAGCCACAGTGTAATCAGGTCTAATAATACCATAGTGTAATCTCAGCCCCCTATCATTGTATTTTTTAATTACTCTTTTTTGATCTTTGACATTTGTTTTTATCCATGTTTTTATCCATGACTCTGGGGCTAACGCACTATAAGGAACTGGACGCACGGGATCCCCTAAATTAAAGAAATACGTTTCATATCCTGTCTTGCCCGGGGTAATATCCTCCCACGTATTTATATTATCTTCTTTCCACTGATCTGGACTGGGCCACCAGTCGTCTGGAGATGTCCCGTCTATTGCATATCGTGAACCTATGTTATTTTTTTGATAGTATATTACTGTTGCTAAATCTGCTGCAGAATTATAACATTTTCTAGCAGAGTTTGCCATACGAGAAGCATTGTAGATCTTAAATGAAAATATACCTTGAGACATATATATTTCCATCATCTTGGCCACCATTGGCATACATAATCCAGCACCTTGTCCTAAATCTGGATGTATTTCAATATAATCAAAATATGCCCATTTAGTAGAGTCTATTTCATTCTTATAGATAGTTGACTTAATATATCCTACTATTTTATTTATGCCAGATAATGGATAGAGGATTTCATCTGACACAAGAATAGCTGTAATTTCATTTCTATCTGGAATCATTATTTGAAATCCTGTACGATTATCAATAAAAGTCCATTTATCTACATCTTTTACATCTTGACTATTTTGCCGTAGTATATTTATACCACATTGCCAGTCAGTTATTTTTATTTTGTTAATCGGTGTAGAGAGACGCGGGTCACTTAACCATAATAATTTATACTCGCTTCCGTTACGAGCATATATATTTGTAGTGTCTATACCGCGACTATCACTCGTATGTAATGGTGCTTCGATATCACATGTACCCGGAGCTGTTGCCATATAATAATATAATTATTAATTTAAATTAAGATCTTAATTAATGCATCTTAATTAATTAATGTATCTTAATTAATTAATATCAATATTTGACCAGGTTGAAAAGGAACAAATTGCAAAAAAATGTACATTATTAATATGTTTTAATAATGGGTTGCCCAGGAGTAAGATTTTTAACCGTGTCTAAACAGTTATGGATAGGATGGTTGGTAAAATTGTCCATTAAGATAAATGTTTTTTCAACCTCTCCCATTGTTTTATAATTTTTTGTCCCTAGAATATTATTTTGCGAATAGAGATAATCAAAACGTGGTCCCCATTTCCGTGCCCCTAATCGTGCCGTAACAGAGCAATTATCGATCATATGCGAAATACCTTTATCGTAGAGATATGGGTTAAGTGAATCCGTGGCCTCTATAATAGATTCATTCACAATCTCCGATGGATTATGTCCATTTTCCATTAAAATATCTATTTGTGCCATCATTGTGCCTATATATACCCCAGCAACTGTTGGCTGAATTGGATGATCGTCCAATTCAGATCTATATTCTTTTTCGATGCGCCACATCGGGGTTGTATCAATATTACCTATAGGATACTGCCTCAGTCGTTTACCAGCAAGAACAACACTATTAATTTCATTGCCCGACTTCACCTCATCGTATATTTCTTGTAACAGCTCTTTGGCTGGGTAGTATGTGTTAGTGTAGGTTGATAAAAATAGTTTTTTATTATCTATATCCATATCAGTATACAGGTTTTTAATTCCATTAGCCTTAATATATCTATTTATAGTCCCCGTAATATTATAAGCGGTCAATTCATACGATTTCTTTTTAGTAACTCCGCTTTCATTTATATTTCTAAATAAATATTCACTCATACCATACAACGCTCCTAACAATATCCCACGTTCCCCAAATATGTCTGATACATATTCATCTCGCATGGTGGTTTCAAAAATGTAGGGTGAACCAATACTCAGTGCCCACGCAATTGCATGGTCTTCCGCCAAACCATTATAATCTTGGTGAACAGTCGCACTCGAATTTATACCACCTCCCTCCAGAAAAGATTTGCGAACAGATGGTCCCATTCCTTTAGGTGCCACCATAACAACATTAATATTATCTGGAAACTTAATCATGTTGTGATCAAAATGTCCTAACAGAAATCCATGCGATAATCCTAAAGTAGAACCTGGTTTCATCTTTTTAAACAATTTTTGATAGATATTTACTTGAGCGTAATCGGATACTAGGCAAATAACCAAATCGGATTTAGCAACGACATCATACATTTCTCCCAATTTATCGTTTTTAAATGTTAGTCCGTTTTTTTTGACATCATTTATAGATGTGGAATTTTCTCGAAGCCCAACCCTTACATCTATATAAGTATCTTTTAAACTGTCTATAATATTGAGGGTTTGTGCTGAAGCTTGTGATCCCCAACCAATAATACCAATAGATTGTATGTCCTTAAAACCTTCTTCAATTTTAGATTTATTTATAATGGAATTTTTTATAATTGTTTCTGTTCGGTTGTTTAGAACTATTTGATTTGTTATAAATGTATTTGTTCCAAATGGTCTCCCTGTTATCGGTTTTTTCATAATAATAGGTCTTTTTAAAATAATATGTCGTATAGTATTCATCATATATTATATAATGAATAATGAAATCAAATTTTAAATCCGGTAACAGTTATGTAAAATTATCTTACGATAATATTTAAATATTTACATTTTTTTCCTTAAGATTTAAAAGTGCATCTATGAACTTTACAAGCTTGTCGTCACTATCCAATATGTTTTTATCCATAAACATATTTATTGCTTTAGATTTATCACCTCCATGACTAATATATGTTGAAAGTGCGTTTAGATCGCTGTAACCCGATGCACTAGGTAACATAGTACCATCGTATAGCTGATATAATCTATTATTTTTATCTATATTTTCATCATAAACTTGAAATAACGCCAAAGTTAATAATATTTCTTTAAGTTTATCTAATCTTTCATCTCGTTTATTATTTACACCAAAGACTGTACCCATATTAAAGATTAATGTCATTAAATCTTTAAATAGTATAATGATTTAAATATTTAAATCATATAACCTAGATGGTTAAACATCTATTTCACAGTATTTAATATCTGCCGGGCTACCCCGGTTTATATTCTGTTGCAATATATGATTTATTACCACATCTGTGTTCATTATATACTCTTTTTGCATTTTCATAATCTTTAAAACATCCAATAATATTTTTCACTATTATACCATATCCATCGTGCACAGAAATATATTCGTTTACAATGTACACATAAGAAGTCATTATAATATTAGTTTTGATATTGTTTTTGCATATCTCGTGCATATTGATTATATTCTGGATGGTCTTCCAATCTCATTATATTTGTTTGTTTTGAATCCATAATACGAGCTATCATTTCAGAATAAATGGGATTAACTTTTAATTGTTGCTTTGTTACTTTCATCAAAAAGGACTGGAACTCAGGTGTATTATGATATTGTTCATCCTTAGCTTTCTTTAATATGGCCGCCATGTTACGATCAGATAATGCTGTTGACTCAATAATATTATTAAATAAAGCTTTGAAATCCGGATCAGACTTGACTCTTTTCTTAAATATTTTCATTAGTTCTAATGTAGATATATTTGATTTGCCTTCTTCAAACATTGCACCACATTTATGACCCTGAACAACAAAATCTTTATAATTACCAGCACCTTCAGCTACATCACCATGTGTCAATACATTAAGTTTTTTTACTAGTTTTATATATTCTGGATTCTGTTGAATATTATCATTAGTAGAATACTGTTTAACTTTATTAAGCATTGATTGATATTCTTCATTATTACTAATATCACCCTTGGATTTAATTATATTATTTATAATTTCCGGCGATAATCCTGAAATTCCATTAAATATATCTTTTGCCATTTGACGTGTATTAGTTAATTGTTGCACAGTCTCTGCGCGTATTGTTTCTAATTCTTGTTTTTGTTTTCTTAAATCCTGTTCAAGTTTTAATAGCTCACCGTTACTATCATTTGAACCTGTCTGAGTCATTCTTTCAATTACTTTATTCATAGTATCCTTAAACATTGGATTGTTACGCAAGGTCTCAAGATCCATATTTTGAGCTAAATTAGCAGCTGCAGCTTCTCGTGCGGTCTTAAGCTCCAATGCCATTCTTTTATATTCTGGATGTTCCTCTAGATTTGCAGTTGCTACAGTTTCTACAGATTGTGCAGTTTCAGCATGTTGATTATTCAGAGCCGCTAGTTTTATTTGTTCTTGTTTGACCGCAATATTTGTATCATTGTTAGGTATAGTATTTTGTAAAGCTGCTAGTTTTTGTTGTGATTCATCACGTAATCTTTTCATTTCTTCTAACGCTTTATTGCTTTCTTCAAGTTGTTTAGCAAATTTAGAGAAATCTGGATTATTTAGTTGTTCGGGTGGTATAATATTATCGGTTAAAGTATATTTATGGAAATCTTGATGAGTTCTGATATCAAAATCATTAACTTTTCTATCTTTGCATGTAAAAGGTGCAGTTGGCAAACATTTCTTACCTTGTTTGGTATCTTTATTTAATGTATATTTAAGTAAATCTGTAGATTTTTTAAGTTTATCATATAATGTAGACGTATGTTCACCATAACATTGTACTAGTTTATCCTTATCACCTTTATCTGCTGCTTCTTTAATACTATTTAACGTTTCATGGACCTTATCCATTTCACCAGATATCGCCATATTAGTCAAACTTATTGCTAGTTCCGATTCTGGGTCAGCAAATAAATCTGCTATACATCCCTGTTCACCCCATATTTTATTAATTTCTCCATGTCTTTTATATTCTGGATGTCTACCCATACGGTTTAACACCTCATCTTTTGTTAATGCAAAGTTATGTATTGTAAAATCCATTATTTTTCCTTTAAATCCTCCTATTTTAATAGAACTTGGTGTATATTCAACATCACTAGGCAATTGAGATGTTGCTGCTAATTTTCCGTTAATATATATAAATTGAACTCTATCTTTTAATATCTGTGCAATATGATACCATAGATTTGGTTTAATATCTACATTTAGATCCTTTATACCAACTGAACTCTCCGTACCCTGTGTTTTAACAGGAGCATATATTCTATTGCTATTAGATGCAAACCACATACCAGGTGCTGAATCTGGATCTTTAATACCTTTCCAAAAAATAACATCTTTCTCTCCTGAGCCCTTGACGTCCCGTTCTGAACGTAACCAAAAACTAACAGATACTTCAGCTTTTATATTAGGCAATGTATGAGCACCGATAGTCTGTTGTGTAGAGGTATCAATAATTCCACGGGTTAACAATAAACTAGTCATATCATGTTGCATTACACTAGACCTCGCTATTTCATTCAGATTAAGGGGATAATTATAGAATCTTAACATATTAACATTAGCATTGACACTAGATGTTTTTTCAACGGTTCCAATAATTAAGGATTTATTACCTATTTTTAAGGCACTTTTTAAAACAGTACTTGTGGATAATTGTCCATTAACATAGATTGATAAAGTTGGAACATTATTAATTAGGTCCCCTCTATACATCATCTTATCAACATACGATGCCTTCCATTCCTGTTTAATAGATTTTTGGAATGGTCCTGGTTCTACCAAACGATAATAGATCATATGTTCGGGATTTACAATATAACAACATGTACCTGGCACACCATTCGGTTTACTTATAAACTCGCCATATAACCATCCGTCTTTTGGTTTTATTTGGGGTTTATACACAACAGATAGATGATTCCATGACGATGATTTAAGAGGAATAGAGGATGTAACTTGACTATTTTTAAGATTATCCGTTAGTTTAATAACTGGAACTCCTTTATATAATTGTATTTGAAAATTTTCTCCCATTGCAAGAATACTCCCTGTTGAATCATTTTCCTTTGGTTTTACAAACATTGTTATAGATACTGCTTTTGAGCGTCCTAAATATGGAACACTATCATGGTGCAATGTCCTTGTATATTCACTATTTAATTCAAGTTCTTTATTTATTAATGTTGCAGATACAGGGGTTTCCAATAATGTACTATAATTGACAGGGGTACCATGAATTATTATACCTGTAATATGCAAAAAGTTTTTACCACGGAGTTGTACTTTAATGTTTCTGGTGGTACGACCAATATTATGCAGTTCGTATACTTTTTGCACATCAGTTAAATTGCGGGTATATGTTGGTTTCCCATTACGATCTGTTAAAATAACGTCAAAATTTTTAATACGTTCCTGACAACAATCACTGCGATTAATAATCTTAATATAGTTAACATTTATATCCTTTGGTAATTCAATGTTTAGCCAGGCATTATTTTCTTTTTGTGTATGATTAAAACTATGGGTATTATTATCAATTGCATTACTTGCATTATGAGAACCGTATTGTGAACTCTGTGTTGCAAACCCTCTTCCAGCCCAATTAAGCTTTTGTCCGGATCCATAATTATCATATATATTAAATATGGTTGTCTCGTCTTTTTTATCTATATGTGTGTATTTTGTGGTATTCTCAACATCACTTATCCAGGTGTTTTTCCAGGTTTGGAAATAAACCGCATCTGCATACAATACAGGTGACCCAGTTTTTCCAGTGATATCTGAACTTGTAACTATTAGCTGTTCTTTATCTGTACGTTTAGTACTACTCAATATATCTTGTGTATCGCTCGGTGATACCCATTCAGTTTGCCAACTTCTAAGGTAAATCTTATCACCGTATTTTACAGGAATTCTGGGACCTGACAACCAGCGTCTATCGTTAGCATTCTCAATTATAAAATGTTCCCATATAGAATTATTTGGAAGTTCTTCAGGATTAGAATGGCGACTTGATCCATCAACATATTTTTTACTGTTCATACGCATAAATTTTCCATTATTACTATAGATAGTAATACTATCTCCATAATATACAGGCCGTGTAACATTGGAACCACCAGATTGTACAGGTACATCATCTACATCATCTACATCATCTACATCATCTACATCATCTAGTACATCATCATCTATAGAACCTTTTGTAAATGTTCTATATGCATAAGATAGTATATTACTTGCGATTATATTAGCAACAATTATAGCCAATCCATATTTCCATGGTACATTATAGTAATATATACATACGGCAGAAATAATAGCCGATATTAAGGTTTCAATAATCATTATACTCTATATGCGAAAATATAATTTATTTATATTCGTTGAATATTATTCTTAAGAATAGATCTGTCATTAACACCGAAAAAAGTGAACATGATAATTTTTTAATGTCAGAAGTCGCTGAAATACCCATTATTACACTACAACCAGTTGGTTACGATATATCAAAGGAAATAAATACAAGCTTAACGCTTAGTAAACGACTAAAAGAAAGCAATGAATGGAATATTCCAGAATATGATGGAGACTATACCAATGATATACATATATTATTTAACCGTATTAGAGATTCTATAGTAGATAAATATAAAGAACATAAAGATAACCTCATCGAATTAAATAATAAAATTACAACACATTTAGAACAAGGCTATAGAAACACACATATTAAATATAAAAAAATATCAGACTTTCCTGGCACAACATATAAATTAAACATAAATGTTCCCTTAAACACGCCTATTATAAACAACTTAATCTCTCTAGCACATTGCAATGACGATGGTTATACTAATATACCATACATACAATTGCAAAAATTTATCTTTATTTATAGAAGCAGATTAGTCAAAGATCTTACAGCTATTCTTAACTCTTTTACCAAAAAGAGTTATGGTTACGTAGAATTTACAAACATAAATTCACAAACAACAAAGTATTACAATAAATGTCACTCTAGACTTTATTCACATAGTCTTACCGAGTGGAGAAATACAACTAACGAACAGTGTTGTGCATGTACACCTACAGTATGCATGTATAAAAAGGAACATACTTTTAGTGTTACATCTTATTCTTGGCCTATGTGTGAAGTTTATCATTGTGGTATAGAGTGCTGCTGTTGTTATAGGTGTATACCTGCAATTCCTAGTACGGATATACCTCCACCTACTTTAACATTGTCAATAACAGTTCACTTAAAACAGATTAAGGGTGCTATAATTAAACCCAGTACAGAAAGCATTGATTTACTGCCATCATATAATGATTGCACTGCTATTGATACTCAACCTACATCTAATATATCATATAATGATTGCACAGCTATTGATACTCAACCTACATCTAATATATCATATAATGATTGCACAGTTATTGATACTCAACCTACATCTAATATATCATATGTTTAATATGTTAAATATCATATGTTAAATATCATATGATAAATTGTGCTTTGTCAATTAAAATTGAATTTACTAGTTACTGTAATGAAAACACTAAATCCATATATATTACATCAACCTTCAAAAGAACAATTATTGATAGTGGATGATATAAATAATAAAAAGAATGTCAAAGTTGATGCCGTGGCAGGCTCAGGAAAAACTACTACTATTATGCATATTGGTCTTAGCAATCCCAAGTCTAAGATATTAGTATTAACGTATAATAAATTGTTGCGCCATGAAACAAAGGCACGTTGTCTGAATTTAAATATATATAATATTGATATTCATACGTATCATAGCGGATGTTCTAAATATTTTGAAACCAGTGGCAGTTTTAATGATATAATTATAAATGTTGGAAATGGCACGGCACCTCAAAGAGAACCAATATTATGTGATATATTAATATTGGATGAAATGCAGGATGTAGATATATGCAAGAGTAATGTGAGTAAGAGATTTATTTCATGTATGAACAATCCACCTTTGCTCATTTTAGGCGATCCATGGCAAAGCATTTATAATTTTGGCTCATCTCCTTCAGACTCACGTTATTTTACGCTAGCAAATCAAATATTCCAAAAAGAATTCATTGATAGAAATTTAAGCACTAGTTATAGAATAACTAATCAAATTGCCAAATTTGTTAATCATGTAATTGGAAGTCCTCGAATTAAGGCCAATAAATTCGGTGAAAAGGTTAAATATATAGTAGGTGATCCATATCGTAGTTGTAAAATTGTATGTAATGAAATTAAGGCTTTTATAAAACAGGGTTTTCGTTCTGAAGATATATTTATTTTATCACATTCAATTAAAAACCGAGGGTCAGGCAGTCCTTTGAACAAGTTAGAAAATATGTTGGTAAAAGAAGGATATCATATTTTTAGGCCTGTTGATGATATGGATGAATTAAATATAGATGAAATTTCCAACAAAGTAGTTATATCTTCTTTTCATCAATCAAAAGGACGAGAACGACCAATAGTAATTTGTTTTGGTTTTGATATGGATTACTTTAAATATTCAGGAAAAGAAAAAGCTATTGAGTCTGGTCATATAAATCCAAGACAATGTCCCAATGAATGGTATGTTGCGATGACAAGAGCAATAGATAAACTAATTATAATAGGAGGCCATAAAGGACCATATTGGATGCACAAAGAACCTCCTAGTTCTTGTGTAGATATATTAGGAGGTACATTTCATGATCCCGGCCCTTACTATAAATCACATACACAAAAAAAAATAAAGATAAATGTCACCGACCTAGTGAAATTCAAGACAAGTGGTCAAGTATTCCGTCAATTGGAATACTTATATCTACCATTATTAACACGAATAAATAAAGGAACAAATGTATCCTTGTCTCAATCTGTATCTGGTATTACAGTTGAAAACGTGTCGGATATTACAGCATTAGCTATCTCTTTTATGTATGAATGTAATAAAAAGGGAACAATAAGAAAAATGGATAATGGAGACGAAGTTAATACAATAGAAAAATATCTTGAATACACTGTAGTTTATGAATCAAATCAAAGTGGTTATATTAACCGAAAAAATCAAATTAAATCTTTTAATTGGTTATCTAATGTTAAAAGAGACTTATTGATGAATAATTATGAACAACATGTTGGGAATGATCCTGATATTTTACTAGAAGAAAGTATTGAAGGAGTTTATCACACACGATTTGGAAAAGTTATTGTTGATGGTCGTATTGATGCTATATCCAATAATTGTATATGGGAATTTAAACTTACATCTACCCTTAAACCTGAACACATTTTACAACTAATTATTTATTGTTCGCTTATGAAACGCGATGATTTTGAATACCGTCTCTTAAATATCCGTACGGGCGAATGTATTCAAATACGTTATGATATACAAGTTATACAGGATATTATGAATTTGCTTTTTGAGATGCATTATAGTTTTAATCATATGGATGATAATGTTTTCTTAAATAATGCAGACAAACCAGTGTACCTAGATACAGGCTTCGATATATTTGACGAGTGTCTACTTTAATAACATATTTGTTAGGTCTTATAGTTGAAATAATCATTAATAATAGTTTTTATTGCTACTTGTGGATTTTTACCTGGTTGATTATCCACAACGTTAATAAATTTATAGTCATTAAGAGCAACCTCTGATACATGGGTCGATATTTTATCATATATATCACGATTTCCATGTGATTCATTTTGTAATGCACATTCATTACGATACGGGGATGTTAGTTTAATAAGTAATCCATCATGTTGCTCGATCCATTTGGCTTCATTAGGAAATCTACAATCAGTGACCAATACTGCTTGTATGGATTTATCTCTCATATATCGTAATTTAATCCAATTTTCAAGTGTTTTGACCCATATATCTTGTCCATGTATGTTCCGTCCACGTTCAGTCCCTTCTAGCTGCAATAATCGTCTCACATCTTCTGATTTACGTCCAGTAATTATTGTTTCTATCGGAATATCACTGGTAGATGAAACATTTATTTTAATATGGTCAGCAAATGCCATTCTACAGACATTTGTAATGTTATATTGATGTAATAATGGGATTACATAATGTTCAATAATATAATCTTTGCCAGTACCGAGTTTTCCAGATACAGCAATAATAAGTGGCATATTATGTGATTTTTTCATTATATATTTAACCATTATACTATTATTAACCATTATCATTTTTTTTAGATAAAATACTATGTTCAATAATAATAATATTGAGCATAGTATAATGGAACCGCATCTTGAAATGTACGTTATCGAAGGATGTCCCTTCTGCAATGCCGCACGTGAATTAGTTAAATCTAATAATATACCCTGTAAATTAATTATTGTGGAACCAAAGGATAAATCTACTGTAAAAAAACAGAATAATATGGCAACATTTCCTCAAATATTTTTAAATAAGGGAAATGTAAAAACTAAAATAGGTGGTTATCAAAATTTAGTAAATAGTCTTTAAGTAATGAATAATTGTTGATACTTTTCATTTAAATATTTAAATATTTATATGTCGCAACAAAAAAATGTAAAGCAACACTTTCCTCTGGGATAAACCAGGGATGTTCATGTCGTAATACAGCAAAACCATGGACTCCACAGAAACATGTTTCTGTGGAGTCCATGGTAAAAAAAGCGCAGCTAAGGTTCCTAAAAAGCGTACAAGGACCACCATTCTTTACATCAGACGACAATCAAGAATATGGGTATGTCTGAAGATCTTGCAGAAGCTATATCAGAGGCTGTACAGCCTGAATGGAATGATGAACAGACAGATACTCGTGAAAATCTAGAGGGTTTTACTTTCCCTAATTTTAATGCGCTTATTGATCATATTATGGAGCTTGATAGGGAGCGTAAAAACCAAGGGTGGGGAGCAGGGAAATTGGTAAGAAATAATGTTATTGCTGCAGTTAAAAGCCAATTACCTCGTAATTTTGTGTATATAAAGTAATAGAATTAGATAATATTTAATTGAATCTTTTATAATATCAAATCTTGATATTAGGTTGTTCCTATATTGATTCAATGCATGAATATGCATTGAATCAATAAGTGCTCTAACAGCACTATCATACGTATACAGTTATTATCCAGCTTAGTAAAAAAATAGATGTAATTTACAAAGGGTCTCTTTGAGTGAAGAGACCAAGTGCATTATAATTGTTTATGCAGAAATTTTATGCACTTTCTTATGCAACTAGGTCTCTGTGTTCAAGCAGTACCAATACATTCAACCCAGTCTCTTAATTACATGTAATTTTGGTTTGCAAATTCAATAGTGTATTATAACCTGTTTTTACTTGATGACAATCAGATGCATGCATATGATAGACAATCATATGCATGCATTATTTGTTTAGATATACTTGGTTTACAAATAATAATCAGAACCTGCATGGAATTAAAACTTAGTTCGCTTGCTATGCATCAAGTATCAATCAGACCTGCATAACCATAATCTTGTTATCTAGTTTATGCATGCAAAAAAACAAACACACATGTAGGATAGCTATGCAAACTTGTTTTTCAAGATCAACCTAAGGCTGCTGTAGAAGAAATTAGAGCAAATGTGTTACAAGTAGTTCGTTTTTATCCATCTATTACACTGTATAGTAATCAATAATAATCAATCTACTTAATAGATTAAGTAGATTGATTTAATGCATAATGTCATATATAAGCTTCATATTAATTTACATTTACAATAAATTATAAGTAAATATGAGTTACATGTGGATAAATCATTGAATATAAAGGACAAATGCAACTTCATCCATGAAATAAACTTTTTTCATTTTCTAAACCTAAAATATTTACCTTTGTTGTTCAAAACCATATATCTTGATCTTTTATATATTTTATAATACATTAATAGTAGATAAATACAATCAATGTCTATATAGAAGACTTAAGCAAAGTCTGTTAATGTCTCTTAAGGTTTATTAGGTATAATCAATTAATGCATTTTTATGAGTTATCAATTAAACTTTAGATGTCGCTTGTGCCTAAGTATTTTGGATAAGCAATTAACGTACTTTACTATATTTAATCATAAATGATTAAATAATCGATATTTCATGTGTTATCGTAGCCAATAAATATTATGATATCCGTTAAGAAGTTGTATCCATTTAATATTTATACAATCTACTTTCAAGTGTAATTAATCGTAAGATTGTTTTTATGCACGAGTCCTTAAAACAATAAATATCGATTTTACGATTGAAAATCGTACGATTAGTTACTTATATCTATTGTCCATAATTAATATATTCTGGATGACACTTGTTATCGTTATATCCGGCTTTAAATTGATTATATGTTCTTATTGTTATCCTGGATAACAAATCAAGGCTCTATATTATTTAGGTTTAAATAATAGATGCTGGATATGATTGACAATTAATCGACTCCATAATAACAATTATATATGCTAATACTGTATAAGAACTAGTTAGGTATAATAAACCTAAAAACAATCATGCAGATTACGAACGATTTACTTATATTTCGTAATTTCGAATGTTTTTTACGATTAAATATGCATTTTTTCTTGGATAGTATGCAGAATATTGATATCGTTTAACAAACATTATGCTGTATTAAATAATAACCAATAAATTGTATTATATGCATATATTAATGAAATCTATCTAAATTTCATTAATATGCATAACAAATATAGTAATGCATATCTATTTATACTGTATAGCCAATTAAGCTCATTAAAAAAATTTACATAAAATTTACAAATAGATATGACGAACCAGGTGTATCAAGAACCTTATAAATTTTATGAATTACTTATAATTTATGATATAATAATTTAATAGTGGATAAACATTCAGAAATATCTATACACTACATTTACTTATTTTTTATAGTCCATAAAAAATAAGTAAATGTACATTATTAAATGAATTATTAAATGAATTATTAAAATATAACAATCAAAGCTGTATTGTTTGTTCAGTGTCCTCATATTATATTGATTGTCAATCCTGTATAGCGTATTATATATGGTTAAATCTATCAACTAATATATAATTATACATATAATTATGTGTTATTTGTATTAGGTGTATTTAACAGATTACATCATTATATCTTATTACTGATACAAGACATACTATAAGTGGTAACAGTAATATTATTATACTGTTACCACTGATAGTATGTCTATATACACCTAAAATATTATACAATTAATACATATACTATACAGCATAGAAGGTCATAAAAATACACGTATAATAAACCATTAACGGATACCCTGTGATAGTTTCTATATAGAAACATCTGGTATTTCTGTATAAATATGTCTTGATAAACATATACGGAATCATAAAAAATAACGTCAACCTATAAAACGATTAGGCTGTATATCGATTATTTAATCGATATCTTCTCTGTTATTTTATACAATCGTTGATTGTATATACGGCATATCACATATAATAATTACATTCGTAAATATTATAAGGTCTCTTAGGTCTCTATGTATTAAACAATTATTTTGGCATTGAACAAGGTCTCTTATAGGAATAATTAACATAATATCATATGGATGATAAATGTATAGTTGTATTAAAAAGGGGTAAAAACAAAGGTAAACAATGTGGTGATGTAAATACTAATTGTAAACATATATTGGAGCCAATGGTTTGTTCCGTATGCAGCTCACAATTTACACGTAGTACAAGTTATTACCGTCATATAAAGACGTGTACTGAAACCAACACTGACGTTCAGTCCAAACTTAAAGTTAAGGTTAAGATGACTATAAAATCATCGAATAGAGAAAATAATATACTTAAAAAATTACAGGAAATAGAACAACAAAATCATAAATTAAAGTCTGATGTAACTAAATTAAAGGAAAGACAACCAGTAAATAATTTTAATATCGCTGTTATAGGTAATAATAATGATCTGTACACCGAATTACTTTCATTAATGGGAGGAAATAGGGAAAATACCATGCATTTTCTTACGGATAGTTGCAGTAAGAATAAATCATCAATTGAGGTATTTCAAAAATTATATTTAGATGGTAAAAGCCCAGATAACTACCCAGTGGCCTGTAGAGATCAATTACATTTCCGATATTTAGATCCGGACAGAAAAGTTGTTGATGACCGATATGGACAAGGGATAGGAAAACTAGTAAGTAATCAGTTAATAAATACATATCTCCTTGCTGCAAATGATATAATGTCTCGTGATAAGTTATCCGTAAATGAACTTAAATTATTACAGGAACGAGCAGCATGTATAAGTACTAAAGCTAACACATTAACTGAACAATTAGCTACCTTAACAAAAAATCCAAATCATCCTTTTTTTAAATGAATAGTTAATACTTTAGTTCAGTTTCAAATTATAATATAAATATAGGATAATATATGAATACGATAATTTTAAATAATGGAAGACATATCTCATTTGTACATGCTATGAAATATTATATAAAGCCAAAAAAATGCTGTAAAAAACTACAGTTAACACCTCAAGAATTCGAAGAGTTAATTGATAAATTATTATCAATGTTAAAGTTACAACAGGGCGAAAATAGTCATATCATTAACATACAACAAGATAATTCACCTGTTAATAGAGAACAATCTCATATACAAGTTAAAGAACAATACGTTCGTCAACAACAAGCTAAAGAACAATACGCTCATCAACAACAAGCTAAAGAACAATACGCTCATCAACAACAAGCTAATGAACAATACGCTCATCAACAACAAGCTAAAGAACAATACGCTCATCAACAACAACACGATCAACCCCAGCACGGGCAATCACATCAATCTGTTCAACAACCATATTCTAATATACCGACTAGTTATACAGATAATACAGTGTCTGAATTTAATTATATGAATCCATATAATAAGCAAATATTACCTGCTTCATATTCTCCAATGGTCAATGAATCTAGAAATCCAAACCAAAGTTTACTCGAACGTAGATTTTTTGGTAGTGGTACCGTTTCACAACCAATAGAACATAACCGACCTATTGAACATTCGCGTCCAAGGGAAGCTGTCGGATCTATGATGGAACCTTCAATATATAAAAATAGTGAAATATGTTCTCGTACATTTGACCCTTTGTTGAGGCAAGATATTCCACCTATAAATATGAATAGACAATCTTATGGATGTCGTAAGAATAAAATGTATTAAAATATGAAATATATTATATAACATATCATATGAAAAAATTAATTGAATATTCTAGAAACCCTAATCAATCAGTATGTTATGAATTTTAGCTTGGATCAGGTAACTGCATGTTCTATAAAAGAGTGCCTAATAGTAAAATAATATAAACATTATTATTTTACTACGGCAAAGGGAATCCGGATCACTTTGACAATGGTTATTTAAACTTGAATAAACGCATTCAATTAAATAATAATCCATATAGGTTATTAGATTAATATAATTAGATTAATATAATTATATATATATATATATATATATATATATGGGTTCTTTGTTTTCTTTTTGTAAAAAAGAAAAAATATCGATATATGAACATATAGATAGACCAAATTTCGATAGTGATGTAATGTGTTTATATGAAGAAATAATTAGTAATAGTAGTAGCGATGATAACGACACTATACGTTTCTCTAAAATGTATAATTATTAAAATGTATAATAATTATAATGGCAGCCTTATTTAAAACAATAGGTAAAAAAATGACGAAAGTGATAGAAGACACCGCTAAAAAAGAAGGTAAAAAAATGACCAAAGCACTCTCAGATACGGTTAAGAATGAAGGTAGACGAATGGTGCGCGAAACAGTTGATAAGGTGGTCAGTCCATTATTACAGGAACCTAGAACTGTTCAGAGACAACAAAGAGTTCAGCGACCTCAATCTGTCCAAAGAGTTCAGCGACCTCAATCTGTCCAGCGACCTCAATCTGTCCAGCGACCTCAATCTGTCCAGCGACCTCAATCTGCCCAAAGAGCTCAGCGACCTCAATCTGTCCAGCGACCTCAATCTGTTCAAAGAGTTCAGAGACCTCAATCTGTGCAGAGACCTCAATCTGTTCAACGACCTCAATCTGTTCAGCGACCTCAATCTGTGCAAAGAGTACAGAGACCTCAATCTGTTCAACGACCTCAATCTGTTCAAAGAGTTCAGAGACCTCAATCTGTTCAGAGACCTCAATCTGTTCAGCGACCTCAATCTGTTCAGCGACCTCAATCTGTTCAAAGAGTTCAGCGACCTCAATCTGTTCAAAGAGTTCAGCGACCTCAATCTGTTCAAAGAGTTCAGCGACCTCAATCTGTTCAAAGAGTTCAGAGACCTCA